ATAGGTGTATTTGTATTGTTTGGCATTTCTATAGCATATGGAACCCTAGCACTGTCATAATTAACTGCGGTCGTGTTTGTGGCTGGGGAATTTCCCCAGTCGGTTTTGTTATTTGATGCAAAAAGTACTTCCATAGTGTCCTCAATTAGTTATAACGTATACGGTTTGTTCGTGTGCAGATTGGTGGTCCTTTACACCGAATCCAGTAATTACATATGTAGACTGTTCTCGTACGGCTTGATTATCCTTCTGTGCAATGCCTGCAACAGCATATACACTTTGGATGTGCACTCTTTGTATAATGTCTACGGGTGCGGAATTCACAGACACTAAGACACCGGCCTGTCCATCGGTTACGCTTTGTGTAATGGTGGCAGTCCCAGTAGCAGCAGCCGTTTCAAGGGGTCTCGTTCCGAAGGTAAGACCTATTCCGACAGTTCCCCCAATTCCTATTTCACTTTGTTTTGTATATCCGGCTGGGTACCCAAATGGGGCATAATCGTCCCCGTCAAACCCAACAAATGCCAATATCAAGCTATCATTTTCCACTGTCGTAATTGAGGGTATAACAATGTCAGAAGCTCCATTAACAAACTCGTAAACTCCCATTATACCCATTACCACACTTATTGTCGCGTGTGACAAGTGGATCATGAATCCGGCCCTATTTACGGAGGTTCCAGTAGAAGCCTCCAAAGCCATGGTACCAGTTTCAGTGCCGTTGGCAATCCTTGAATAGATATTAACCACATTGTCGGATACTCCATTCCCTCCAGACCCTTCTAGTACCCATCCAACAGGAGTAGAATACTGGTTTACGCCGGAAGATGAATCGGTAGCAGCGCCAATTAGCAGTAAATCTCCAGAAGAAATACTGGGTGGATATGTTAGAACAAGATCACTCGTGGAAAAACCCAGAACATTCGATGTGAAGGCCATGTCTGGGATGTCTGCGCCGCCGCCTAAAACGGTTTTGGAGCCAGCGATTATACCAAGAAACATTATGCCCTGTCTCCCATCAATGTCGCCTCAGTGCCTGACTTGAATTTGATTGCAACAACTGAGTATTGACCATTGGTGGCAATTAACGCTCCGTTGGATCGTAGAGTAAATCCAGCGCCTGCGGTTACGGTGATAACACCAGTACCGTTTTGCTCCAGAGTTATTTCATCATCGGCAGAAAATATTCCAGTATTCAAGGTTACCGTAATGGCACCAGCGTTTGTGAATTCGATCCAATCGCCGATATCTCCGGCAGCAAGAACGCGCGCGGTTGTGGCGTCTGTAGTTATACTGCTTGAAGCGCCGCCGCCCGGAATGGTTACGGTTGCAACTCCGGCAGTGTCTGTTGCTGTTACGCCTGCGCCAACAAAGTTTATTGCCGTTGGTGCCGCAGTGACCGTTGATCCTTCTTCTTGAACGGGTACGTCAACGTTGCCCGGAATTGTTATATCAACACCGTTGGCACCATCAACTGTTACGACAACACCAGCACCAATGAAATCGAAGGCCAATGGGTCAGCCTCGATCACGGTGCCTTCGTCTTTAACCGATGGCGCAATTATGTCAACTGTAGCAACCCCAGAAACATCACTGATCGACACACTGCTCCTAGTGATGAAGTTTAATACTGTGGCCCCAGTTACCACATCTACCGCACCAGACTGAACATCAATACCAGAACCACCACCCGGAATGGTTACCGTGGCAACGCCAGCCGTGTCAGTTGCAGTAACACCAGCGCCAACGAAGTTGATCGCGGTAGGTGAGGCGGTGACAGTCGCACCTTCTTCTTGAACCGGTACAGCAGCGGCCCCAGCCGGAATGGTCACAGTAGCAACACCGGCAATGTCAGTCGCCGTGACGCCAGCGCCAACGAAGTTGATCGCGGTAGGTGCGGCGGTGACAGTCGCACCCTCTTCTTGGACCGGTACAGCAGCGGCACCAGCCGGAATGGTCACAGTAGCAACACCGGCAATGTCAGTCGCTGTGACTCCCGCACCAACAAAGTTGATTGCCGTGGGTGCCGCAGTTACAGTAGAACCCTCTTCTTGTACCGGTACAGCGGCGGCACCCGCCGGAATGGTCACAGTAGCAACACCGGCAATGTCAGTCGCCGTGACGCCAGCGCCAACGAAGTTGATCGCGGTAGGTGCGGCGGTGACAGTAGAACCCTCTTCTTGGACAGGCACGTCCACGTTGCCAGCAATGGCAATCTGTGTGACGTCAGCAGATGGATTCGTAGTGACAACGCCCGCGCCAGTGAAGTTCATCGTATCTGTCGCCACGACAATCTGAACACCATCGTCTTGGGTCTCGATAGCGGACCCACCACCCGGAATGGTTACAGTCGCAACTCCGGCAGTGTCTGTAGCTGTGACGCCAGCCCCAACAAAGTTAATTGCCGTGGGCGTCGCAGTGACCGTGGCACCCTCTTCTTGGACAGGAACATCAACGTTTCCGGGGATTGTGATGTCGGCACCAGTACCATCTAATGTAGCAACGACGCCAGCGCCCACGAAGTTAATGAACGTCGGATCAGTGACTACATCAGCACCACCTTCATCCTTGACTCCCATAGAGAATCCCGACGCAGATGCTACGGCGATAATATCCAGACCGTCCGCAAACACCAGCGTGGCTTGCCCAGACGCTACCACTACTGTCGTACCTGCACCATGTGTAATGGTTATGGAATCTGTACCAGCATTATCGAAAATGATGAACCGGTTTGTGGTGACAGTGGGTCCGCTACCAATAGTCGTTGGAATTGTCAATGTGCGTGCAACAACGCCGCCCGTCCCTCGGAATAGTTGGTAGCGAGTTAGTTGCGATTCTAGCATAGTAACGTTACCAGAAGAAAAGTCAAGCGCTACCAGACGATTCAAAGCATCGTCGAATGCTTGCATCGCTGTGTTTGAAAGAATATATTTATTGTTGTCATTTTCCGCCATAAGCGGAATTTGCAAGTACGATGTATTGCCTAGAGGCATGAGATTCTCCTATATGTCATTTTGTACGACATGTAAACTGTGTTGTCAAGGAATGACGGTTATGGGGCCAACCCAACTTTGCGTGGAAATCCTCGACCTACTTGTGCACTTAGTTGGTACACTACCACATATATAGTGTCAGCCAGCGTGATACCTTCTGCGCCTAATTCAGCCGCAGTAACCACAGCCTGTTCGCTGTTGACAACTTTCCGCTGTAAGTAAGTTGAAGCATTTAATGGATCAAATGCTGCCAAGCTGGCTGGAGTGGTGCCAATTAAATAGAATTCATATGCTTCGGTATCTTCGTTCAGTGGAACAGTTTCCACACCAGTACCAAACATATTCCACTCGCCACCAATACGCGTGCGGCGATTCCACTCAATTGTAAGGTCAGTACCATCATCACTGCGCACCAGATTGCTAGGAGCATATGGCTGCAAGTCCCTTCCAACGAACTCCGCACTTATTGAGGTTTGCGCCCCCAGTAAAGCACCACGGGATACGGCTTTAAAATATTGTGTTGAGCCAATTATGGCAAGAGGGTTCACCTGTGGAAGAACACCAGAATCCTTAAGAAGAATGAAGAATTCACCATCTATGTGGTCTTCTACCATATAATCGGTACCACGCCGTCCACGTAATAATGTGTCTAATGTGACTGTCCCATTTCCATTGACAGTCACATTTTGGAATTGTAGAATTTCCCCTACACCACTTTCCGCGTCCCACACCAAAGCACGGTTAGTTTCGTTATTAAGCATGTCGTCGTATGTGGTTGAGGTGATATCACCGTTATCTACAGACAGTACAACAGTTATCGTGTTTTCAGTATCCAAAGTCCACAAAGATCGTGGGGCGCGTAGCGTTGTAGTAACCTGTCCCCAAGTCACGTCTGTGATTGCCGTGTCGAATGTGGCGTACGTATTAGCGTCTGGAGACTGATACAAATCGGCGCTTAAGAACTGCACAGTGTCGGAGCCTACAGATGCGTAAAAACGCGAAGACGCCCTAGACAGGTCGTGGTAGTCGTACAGCAACGGAATATCGAAAACGAACATCTTCGAAAACACTGGCGTAATTATTGAGTTGATAGGAATGTTCGACGAACTGATTGGTGCATTTATTTGCGGCACATACACCGGATCACCTGATCGTGCAGTGTCAAGCTCTATCTCAAAATTGGCCCCCATGGTTGTACGCGCTATACGATCAGTAAGAATACGCCCGTCATTAAGCGCGTACTCTATTATATCAGTAGGGTCCAGATCGGCATGCGTCCACGCTATGCTTGCTTTAGTTGTGTCGCGAGACATCCATGTCAGATATAGAAGTCTTTGTGCAATATCTTTAGCTTCATTTTCTTGTAGCACTAAAGGCATTTCAATGTTGTGTATTTTATCAGAATACATTACCGGTGCTGGCTGAGATATACGGCGCTGGTGCGCTGATCCTTGCTGATAATCACGGTCTTGATCAACGTATATCATCGCAATTTCTGAAGGTAAGTCGTATTCAGGGTGACGTGTTTCCAACAGAAAAACATCCCCGGTTGCGGCTTTTACTGGCCCCAGTTCATCCTCATTTATTGTACGTACAGCCGTTGTTGTTTTACTTCTGAATACAATTTCCCAATCAGATTCAATGCCATCCACAAAATGGGCCACAAGCAAACTTTCCAGCGCCTTACGACCTGTTACCGGTCTACCGACTGAGTAACCTCTTACAGCGAAGTCTCCGACTATATTTGAGACGTTGAATTCATCTGCCTTCATGCCTGAACGTTCACATATGTCTGTAATAATAGTCGCCAGATCAGTACTGTAAAGGCTGGCACTTAGCCTAGAAAATTGGACGCGATTAGGTACTCCACCAACCCATGTGAATAATGACGCACTATTGCCTGTGTATATTTGTGCCGCTTGAGACACTGCCGCAGATAGAACACCAGTGAATTCTGTAGAAGACCCATCGGACACATCTATAGATATTACTGAGGTACCATTAGCGTACGCTAATACACTGGTGTTAACAGTTGACCTTTGCATGCCAGATTTATCGTTGGGTGGGGCAAGGGATAGAGTCTCAGAGTATAGTTCGTATGGATCACTAACCGTGCCTTCCGCATCTGGATCAAAGCGTTTTATCTTGCCCGCACCGCCGGAGCTTAGCAAAACCAAAACTGACCCAGTCGAGCTATCATATATTACCGATTTTGGTCTTTCACCAGTGCCTACTTCGTTGATTAGTGTGGTGAACGCTATGGTTGGAGTAGTTGCGTTGTTAGCACTGAAGTCTATGTCTATTAGATATAGCGTCCATGTCGCGCCATCATCTGCCGCCCAAAATACTTTAGACTTTCCGGGGGTACCTCCGCCAGAGGCCATAGGACCAGCACCAACGGCACTAAATACATCTGATCCAACCCCCCACACAACAGTGGTGAAAACACTCCCGACGTTGTACACATAAAAGTCACCAGAAGCGTTGCAACCTGCGATTAGGGTTCTACTAGCATTGACCCCAGCCGAGCACGCATAGGTTATAGCAGCAGCACCAGAATCCATAGTCGGAGTAGTGTAAGAGTACCACGCGCCTGTAGCAGCACCAAGTATCGCTAAGGATGTATTGGCTACAGTGCCTATAATATCAGTTGTTGCTTCTCCAGTACGTGACAAACGTACAATGAAATTACCAGCCGCGTCCGCGCCTAATATTTCTTCCACTGTAGCATTTACCGTTTTCGGACTTTGTCCCCGGTCTTCTGGCGGTGCAGTTATTGCTTGCGTCGCAGGGCGGTCTAATGTTTCTTTTAGGCTTGTACTACTGAACCTGCGTAAGGTGGTTCCACTAATCACTAACAAACTAGAAGATATATTGTCCACACCGACGGCTGAAACTGGCACAGAAGTATCAGCAGATATTTCAGTTATAACAGTTTCGACTATGGTATCTTCTGGGTCAATTAATAGATCAGTAGTCCACACAATTTCAGCCGTTATGTTTGGCAGTCTGTTACCAAAATCTTCCAGCGGAATATCGTCGAATATGACATAGCAAAATTCTTTATAAGACGGCGTGAACATGTAATCAGGAGGTGTCCCGCCAATGGTCTCAGCATCCGTCTTGAGTGTCGTAAGGTGGGCCGCGTATATTGCCGAGCGCGGATCGGCGCTGGCCTGTGTTTCCACAATAAGATCGGCGATAGTTCTGAACGAGGATTGTGGCCCCGTACCTTCGTTAACGTCTGGAAGACCGGCTAAACGCCGATTAATGGAGTCTTCCATTATGGAGTCAACACGTTGTGATGGGCCACCAGTCTTGAATCTGAAGTTATATTTGTCGTTCTGTATATCGCCAGCCCCGGTAGCATCATATATGATTTTACCATCCGCCCACATTCGTAATAGACTTTGTGCTGGGGCGCGCCCAAACACTACAGAGAAAGACGCTGAGTAGGAATAGGTCGTGGACGTGCCGCCGCCGCCGCCACCTTTACCTCCACCAGTTTCCGTCACTGTCTTCGTCTCTTTAAGTCCCCCAGCCCAAAACACGTTACCAGCCGAGCGGGTTACCCCGTAGTGGTGTGGTATTGACTTACCAAGATTGGACGCCGTAATATCGGTGTCACCAATCTTTGGGCCTTCTTGACTCGGACCATCAGGCGCGAAAATGAATCCGCCAATAGCGGAACCAATAGCGAACCCAACTGACGGTCCTACTCCGATGTACGTACCAATAACGGCACCGACTACACCTAAAGCTATCCGTCCAACGCTACTAGACATAAGCTACTCCCATGAATAGGCGGATACTTACCAACCTACTGCGCAATGATAATGAAGATTCATCGTAGTCTTGTTCATGCACACGCCGTTTAGGATATGCTTCGGCGTGGATTACTGTGACACGTCCTTCAGAATCTACAGCAAAAATACCTGTATGGCAAGGCATGATGGTGTCATTAAATATTCCTATAGAACCATGTATTGGGTTATTTGTTGGCAGGGAGAACTTCTTTATATGCCTGACAAAGTGTGCACCCGGTTCCCGCCTGTATCCGCTAATATCTTCTCCGGGCAGATCAAAATGTTTGGCTGTCTTGTATAGAAGTCCAACACAGTCGATTCCAGCGGACGTGCGACCTTGATGAGTCCACCGCGTACCTATCCACGATCTTGCATAGGAAACTATTTCATCAGGCTTAATCATTATCTTGCATCCGGGGAGCGGTACAGTTCGTCTTGTCCGGGGATATCCGGCGTACCAAAGAAATTTGTCATATTGCCAAAAATAGCGGCACAACTTATCCTAGTCTTATCGCATCCGGGGTACATTGTAAAGTAGTCACCGGATTTTATATTTGCTGGCATGGATAAAAACAATTCTATTTCGTTGGTTGCTGCATCCCAACTTTTGACTTCCATAGCAGCCCCGGCGTTGGCCCCTGTTTCGAATATAACTGCCCCGCCATTGAACCACGCATCCACGGCGCGGACGTCAGAAACTTCACAAATAAATGTTCTGGCATTTGTTGCTGATAATACTCTGCCACCGCGAAGCCACGCGTTAGTTGCAACCCACGTAGTTGTTCCGTCCACACCGGCGGCTCCATTATATGACGCAGAGTTTGCGTCCGTATCCGTCGTGCCTGCTACTGTGCATGTATAATACACATCGTCCGCCGTATAGCTTAAGACGGTAGAGTCTTCAGCCGCATTGATTATAAATCCGGTTAGATTATCCAAGCGTGCATTGGCATTGGTGGGAGAATCCAGCACGACATTGAAATCGAGTCTTATGTAACGTGTGTTGGCTGGTATGCTTAGGTCAACTATCTCTACCTCGATCCACGTTGTTCCTACGTCTGTCAGTGGTGTAGCCTGCCCCGGAGTCACTACCCCGTCGGCGTCGATGAACTGGACATCTAGTTGTCCTCTGTCAGCATTGTCCCGCCGCCATCCGCGTACTGTTAGATAGCACGTTCCAGCGTCAATCGCGGTCAATGGTACCCCCGCCGTGGTTTCTATATCTATATCCTGAGTCAGCGTCCCATCCCCCGGACCGCCTCTGACAGAGTACGTTCCAGAATATACACTACCCGTATTCGGGGCAAAATCTTCGCCCAGACGATTCAACCAGTATACTGAAGAATTAAAATGACCAAGTGATCCTGAAATTTCAAAGTCTGGGTCACCGATATTGAGGTTGTAATATTTACCCAACTTATGGGTGCTGTTTCCAGCGCGGACAATATCCCCGACTACATACGCGGTATTCCTTAAGACATCAGCAGGCTTTATTACGATTCCACATGCAGTCTCACCCAAGTTGTACAAACATGTGGCAGAAAAAATGTTAGTATATACGTGTGAAAGTCGCTGCATAATACCACGTAATTCTACCTTGTAGGTATTATTTGGTAGGGTCTGAACCTCCCCAAAAAAGCCTCTGCGCATTTTCAGGCGGCCACGCGCGGAGTCTATCCAAGGGGTCATAAATACAGTTATTTCAGCGTTATCGAACAGTCCGGCTCTTAAGTCTTCTTCTGGTAGCGCCAAATCTGATGCAGTCCCAACTATATCCAAATTATCCACTGACAACGAAGAGGTAGTTTCAATCGCTGTACGCTTATATGCACCGATTGATGCGTACGTTTTTCCGCCTTGTTGAACGTCAACATCAGCGTCTGTAAAGCGCAATACCTGCCCATCAACACGTGTAATTGTCCAACACGTGCATAGCGCCGTTACGTCTTTATCTAGGTGCTCCCGGAGGGCTGCTGTTATCGTCTTCATACTAAAATCTCAATCAATTCTACGTCCAAGTTCAACTGGTGGAAGTCGTCGTATGCCACTTCAAGGCGATCAGTGTCGAAACGTACTGGAACATCGTATTCAATATAGTTCACCACGACGACACTACCGTTTGCAGGTGGGTTTGAAAATACTATTTGTCCGCGTGTGTGTAGGATATCGTAATCGCTTCCCTCAAGAAGCTGTGATCCGTCCATGGAAATGTTTGCCGTGAAGAATACCGTCTTCTTTATGGTGCGGTCGAACACATGTCCCCCAGATTCATACCTTTTGAATATCTGGAATGTGGTGGTGATCCCGTCTCCGACACCCATGTTCTGATTTGTAATCTGGTAATCTGACCAATCCTTGTAGCGGAAGCCTAATGCCCTGCCGCGCATGCCATAGAAGAATACCTCTATTTCGGTAATATCCTCTGGTGTTGCATTTTCAAATGTGGCGGTGTATCGTGCTCGTATGCGGTCCCACTGGACCTCCAAAGCTGTGAAGCCAGAATCAAATGTGAATACGCTGGTCTTGAAACCCGGACCACCCTGTGATCCAAAAGACACACATTCTGGAAATCTTTGCTCGACGAAACTATGTTCCAATCTAAGGTCTTCGAATGGCGGGTAGATCGTCTGAAGGACAGCGTATCCGGTGGCGCGCGTAATATTGGCTGGGCTGTTACCGAACACGGAATATACCGCGTTGGCGATTATCGCTGCCGGGTTTGCAATGACAGTATAGCCCTTAGAATCTACACTAGCGCCTCCTTCGAACGCGGCGTACCCAGCGCCCGTACTGATGTGCGCGAACCCGCTAGATGCAACAGCATACCCACGAGAGTCTACACTTGCTCCGCCTTCGAACGCTGCGTACCCAATATGCTTTATGACATCATTAGTTGCCATGTGTTATTGCGCCAACACACCAGCTTCTAAGCCAATCAAATCTGCCTCAGTCCATGGGGCCGTGGTAGCAGGGTTGTCGGTCCAGATTGTAAGATAGCTGTCCGGCGTGATTGCATTGGCACTCAAGCTTGCCCCAGCATAGTCCGTCGAAGCAATGCGCACGAATGGTTGGAAGTCTGTAATCGTCGCACCTACGTCCAACTGGGCCACTGTATCCAGTACCAACGCATAGATTACCTTGTCCCCCAAGTCAAATGTTGGGGTAGAGAATACCCAACTTTCTCGATCTGTTGGCGTGGTGGTAGATATAACATCAGAAGCATTATAACCGATATCATCAATATTCGTGTAGTCGTTTGTGAACGCGCTGTAGTTACCTACGGCAGACGGGACGAGAATTGCCAACTCCATGCCGACTGTTGGTACCGCGTCAGAGACAATAATGTCTTGAACATATACGTCTTCCTCTGCTATGGTACGTCTAGGTGCAATGAGAATCTGGGCAGCTTGATTATATCCACCCGCGTCCGTTAAGGTTGTAGTGAAGCGAAGCTGCTGATTGAAATAGAACGACAACTTCTTGGTGTCGTCCGGGTTGCTAACAGTGGATATTTCTATCCGAATGTCCCAAACATTGAAATCATTTTCCGCTGCTGGAAATACTTCACCCACAGTAATGGTTCCACCATCATCGTAGGTTATTTGTGTTTCTAGGCCGACGCCTGCCACATTATTAGTCACATATTTAAGAGAGCATATTACAGCACCTGTGCTGTCTCTCACTTGTAGATATTCCTGTGGTGCAGGAGACCCAATAGTAGTCGGCGCAGAGGCTGATGCCATCCTGCAATGCACCCAAATGTCGTCAGAGCCTGTGAAGGCTTTGAACATCTGATTACCTACTGGAACTAGGACTGACCCGCGCCGTTTATCATCCAGACCTAACACATCCAGAGTATTTTCAAAAATCGCCCACTCGCCCTCTGCGCCGCAAACCAAAAGTGCCATGTCGTAACCTCATATAAGTTGCGCTAAATTAACATCATGCGCGTATCTGTGTCAAGTTATACCGGGTAAGGAGCCGGTATTTCTATAGTTTCAAAGTCTTTGTGCCTGTTTCGCCCGATGGTGACCCGTACAGAGTCTATAGCTCCGGCAAATGGCCCCTGCCCACCCGCTGGGGAAGCTAGGCGACCCACTACTAGCGGGGTTACCGCATCATGCACCAAGTCGCTTGTGCGCCCTGATTGTTGTACAATACCATTAATGCGCAAAACATACCAGCCCGCAGGGGTTCGGTCTATTGTGATGTAATCGAACACGTCAGATTGTGCCCCGGTCCATGGATAGTTGATTAAAACATTTTCGGTTAAGCCATCATCCGTTATCACAAATTGCAATTGCTTGTTGGCTAGAGAATAGCGTAAAGTCCAGCACCTAGTTGCGCCCGATTCGTCCCACTTTCCTATCAAGGTTTGCTGGGCGTCACCACCTGTAGGTCGCTGCGCAAATAACTCAATCGTAAATGGGACCCCCTGTAATGAGTAATCAGACCCAGCTAAGCTGACATACCCTGTTGTGTTGGTTTTATATGAACCTGACCCATGTACAAATTTAGATGTATCAATGACCCCGTCACCATTTAACGTCACAGTGTTTCCTAGCGGGGATTGGTCTATTGTCGTGGTCAAGTTAGCTATATCGTCGAAGTTCAGTATTGCCCGCACACTTTCAAAATACGGGTCGCTACCCCCTGCCACATCGTTGGGAGAAAATATTGAGCTATCAGAGAAGCCTGATTTAACCCCAATGAGAGGTAGAGACGTCAGCGACTGGCTGTTGAACTCGTCGATCACTGCTTGGATAGAATCTATATCAAAACGCACCGGTTCATCGAATTCCATGTTGGAACAATAGATTGGAGTCCCGTATCCCGGAGCGGCGTTTAACGCTATCTCGGCTGTATCATAGTCTATACTGTAATCAGTGCCTTCGATCATAGAGCCTACCGCCCCTACACCGATGCCTGTGACTGAGCCTTGAACGATCTTTCGCAAACGCTTATAGTGCCTAGACCCTTGAAATCCGTAGAACTTCCACATAGGAAGAATAGTACTTATACCGTCTCCCGTGGCTATTGGGGCGTTCACCGTGCGGTAATTGCCCCAATTTTTATAGCGAAAGCCATGTGCTTGCCCCTGTCTCGCGTTGAAGAATTCTAATACCGCCAACATCTGCACATCTGTCTTGATGCCGTATGCGACGTTGAAGTGCATTTGAGGCTGGCACCAATCTATATTGCGCTTCTCATATCCACGAAATGATTCGAATACCTGAGTCTTAAACTCAGGACCTCCGCTGGAACCCCAGCTTACATTTTCAGGAAAGCGTACATTGTGAAAACCAAGCATATCTGTTGCGTACCATCTTTTCTTCTGCCCGTCAACCGTTATCGGTTAGGGCGCGTTGTCCTGTAGTTGCGGCTTCCGACGCGAGTTGCTTTTGAGACCTACGGAAACTATCAGCATCTGGTGTACTTATGTTGAAGTTTTGTACCAATGTCTTGCTACTACCTCTACCACCATTTTCGCCCATGTCAACAGGAATTCGACGTCCTCCGGTCAGTGGTACAACTGCTTCGTTGTTGTGTAGGATGGCAGGGATGCCCCCTGATGTGTTTCCGGTGCCTGCGGCGAAGCTTGGGGCCTGACGGAATCTAGCCGCCGGAGCCATTACACTCGGGATAGATGGCCCTCCACCGCCTGTGACACCACCACCAGAACCAAACAAAGCACCAATAACAGAAACAACGATGCCAGCAATACCACCACCACCACCACCACCACCTCCTCCTCCTCCTCCTCCTCCTCCAAGAATTGCTGCCCCAGTAGCTGCCCCAGCAACCACACCACCGCCAAGAATAGGTGCACTTGTAGCCGCCGCAGTAGTCATTGCCGCTGTTGTTGTAACCCCGTTTACTGTGCCTCCGGTAATTACAGACGTCTGCATAGTCGCACCGGCAACCGTTCCGCCTGTGGCTACAGACGTTTGCATAGCCGTACCAGCTTGTGCTCCACCTTGGGTAACGGACGTCCGCAATTGTTGTCCGGCTTGGATGATAGCGGCGCGCATAGATTCCGCCGCCTGTGTTCCGCCAGTGGCAATTGCTTGCTGCATTTGCAACCCGTCTGGACCGGCGAATGGGTCTGCCACATCCCCCGGTGACTCCCCACCGCCAACAAGATCAGATAGTAACCCACCGAGGCCAAATCCACCTTCACCACTTCCACTTGTATTTCCACCAAGTAAAGTTGCGAGTTCTTTTACGGCCTTATCAGCGATAATGTCTGCGACAATGCCTAGAATGGATTCTCCCAAAGCTTCGAAACTGAACTCGCCAGTCTTAATGAAATTTGAAATGGTGTCACTAAGGCTTTCGAATACACCGACTTCGATCTGCTGACCAGCTTCGCGCCAAGACGGTACACTGTTCATGAAGTCATTAACCGGGTCATTGGCCAATTCTTTTAGTTTCTTGTTAAGGAGTTCTGCCGCTTCTATTTGCTGGATGAACGCCATAGTTTGTTCGTCTGTTAGGTTGGCCCCATTCATTTGGGCTTCAGCAAGTAGCCCAGCCGCAGTAGCTGACGAAGTCATGCCTGAAGACAGCATTGCCAATGCTGCATTTTCAGTGTCCAAGGCTGTAATACTTTCTCCGAGTGCCTCCGTTAGCTTCTTTATGGCGTCAACGTTTTGCTTACCGCCACCACCGCCGCCGCCTTTATTACTCTCTTTAAGCTTATCTCTTGCTGCAATAAGCGCCGCTTGCTCAGTTTGAAATGATCCAAGCTTGCCTTTCAGAGCGTCTAACTGTGAGTTCAACTCTACTCTACCGGGTCCAGTTGTGGTAGACAGTTTAGATTCCAGATCAGTTATCTGCGCATTAGTTTTAGCAACAAGCTTTCCGCCCTCACCATAGGTTGCAAAATACTCGGCGACGGCCCGTGTTGATCCCGACAGTCCCTCAATACGCAAACGTTCTTTGGATTCGGCTATTGCACTCCCGAGTGTTGCACTAATACTAAACGAGGTACTTGCCAGTGTGGCAAACGCTTGGGCCATGGTGAGGACACCGTTGGCTCCCTGTGCCGCCGCATTCCCCGCATTAATAGCACTAGCCGCGAATGCTGCTTGGGCCGCTGCTGCTGCCCGTGCCGCCGTCTCATCATTTTCAAATTCTCTTGCGGCATCAATCAGATTTTGGATCAATTCTTCGGCAACCGCATTCTTAGAAGCGTCACGCATTTTTTCCAGAGTGTTAATGTAGTCAGCCGCAGATAAGCTTGCGACCTGCCCTGTACGAATCGCTGCTCGCAACTCTGAATCGAATTGTGTTATTTCAGATGTGGGAAACTCCGTTCCAAGCTCTCCAAGGATGGCGCTTAGATTTGAATACGACTGTTGCCCTTCAGGCAAAGCCTCAAACTGTTCAATCATTGCCGCAGCAAATTCCTGTGCTTCCTCGCTTGGGAAGTCCAGACTTTTTATTGCCGATTTAAGGCGATCCACGCCTACACCAAAATCTTCAAATTTAGAGAATTCGGCATTAAGAACTTTTAGTGAAGGTACTAGAGAATCTGAAATACTGGTGCCACTTATAGCAGACACTATGCCATTTATATCACCCAACCCACTTAACGTTTCTTTCACTTGCGTGGCAAATCCAACCCCGGATTGTCCGGCAGCTTCGTCTGCGGCAATCGTAGCGGCTCTGAGTTCTTCCAACTTGACAATTGAATCATCAAATATATCCAGAACTCTTGCTCTGAAAGATGCAGTGCTGGTACCTGAATCGAATGCTGCTTGGACTTCTTCGAACACTTTTCTAAGCGCCGGAGCAGCGGACTCCGACTCTCTAGTCAGTCTCCCCAATTCTTTCTCTAGGTCTTCTAAACCTCTGCCGCTGCTAACCACGCCTCTAGCCATATCAGCAAAAGTTTTAACCAGACGATCATCGGAAGTACCGTAAAGTTCTACCAACTTTTCTCTGGTGGCGACAGTGGCCAGTTCTGCAAGAGCCAGTTCTTCAGTCAACCCGGCTAGATTTGCCAGAGCGCCAGCAGCCGTTGGATTAGTAGTCATGGCCTTACTGATATCATCGCGCAGTTTCAAGAATCCTCCCCCAGTCTTCAGGGCTTCTTGAGACATTTCCACCATGCGTATAATGACAGAACGCGTATTGTTACTAAACTGGTCCATCGTAATGGTGGCGTCACCAAATACCGCTTTAAGGCCAGCAATTCTGCTCATAGCAGTCTTCATTGTTGTCCCAGAGATAACTTCAACAGCAGATTTACCACTTAGAATGGTCAACGCATCCCCAAGTGCTGCAATTTCAGTGGAACTGTCTCTGGTAAAAGTCTCTAACGACTTTCCAAGAGTATCCAAATCTCCAAACATTCTGGCAAGTTCTATACTGCTGGACGCTCGCGCGGCAGCTAGACCCATATTATCGAATGATACTCCTGCACGTCGAACAGCCGCATCAATCTCGTCAGCCATTTTGCTGGATTTATCTCCGATATCACCAAATAGTGTTGGGATAAGAAGAAGGGCCGTTATTGCGATACCTATAGGTCCAGCAAGAAGTCCCATAGCACGGGAAACTCCGGTCATGGCTAACGACAATCTACCTGCCGCTGCCCCTGTCGCCGCCATAGCTCCAGCATGCTTAGCCATAGCAATCGGCGCTACACCGAACACTCCATTAGAACGAAGTTGTGAAGCAATCTGTAAGTCTGTGGCAATGGTTAGTTTGGCGGTGGACTTCGTAAGAATAGTCTCTGCAACTACCACTTCACCCATCGCAATTGTCTGCGCTGTTGCTGCCGCCGTAGTTCCGGTCATGCCGCCAACAAGAACACTGAATCCGAGCGCGGCACGCGCACCACTGGTAACTATTGCGTTACCCATCAATAGTATTTGGCGAACAACAATGCCTCCAACCACAGCTTTAACAACGTTTCCAATTTGTTCAATATTTTTAACAAACGATACGGCAAAACTAAAGGCTATGCTGGCCAAGTCAGATAATCCTGCACCTAGCTGCTGCATTGAGCGTTTAGCGTCCGGGCTACGAAGTGCCGTCGTAAGCTCATTCAATCCCTCAGCAACCTGTTCCATAAATCCAGATTGCGACACGGCTTGCAATGACAATTCTATCTCAGAACGGAACCGACCAAGAGCCGCTGGAGCTTTTTTAAGTGCTTGCTCTAGTCCCGGTCCAAATGCCTTACGCACTTCGACGGCAAACTTCGGAAGCACTTCAGACGAAATAAGCGTACCAGCCTTAAGCATTTTTTGAAGTTCTTGGGTCGTTACACCGACCGCACGTGCCATCAGGTTAACGGCACCCGGAAGTCTTTCACCAAGCTGTCTACGAAGTTCTTCAGAACTGATCGTGTTCTTGCTAAGCATTTGTTCCAAAGCGAGAAAAGACAGTTTCTGGTCTTCAGCGCCACGGCCCATAACGGTAAGTGCTTCAGACACTGACGAGAAAATATCTTGAGCCACAGAAGCTTCAACTCCTGCCAGCGATGCAGACACAGCAAACTTGCTGAAGTCGTCCCGTGCGCCACGAAGGCTGATACCCAAATTCTGAGCCATGCCGTCCACAAAGTCCATCTGCTGTACGGCACCTCTCATGGAACCGGTAGCAACACCCATTGCAACTTCAAATTGTTGCAGGCCCGCTCCGGCGGCGAATACAGATTTAATGAACGTCCCGAAAGTCATTGTCCCGAGAAGTGTTCTGAATGCTGATCCGGCTTGGAACGTCGCGCTAAACGCATTCTCAAGTCCGCGCATGGACCCGGTAGCATTTCGCATGGACTTGGACGCAGCATTTGCTGCACCGGCAATAGAACGCATTTCACGTTCCACAAGACGCGCATTATTAGCGGCGTCCCTCTCGCCCAAGGCCAAAGTCTTAGCCGAGCGCGCCGCTTTCATCTGTGCCCCGTCGGCTTGGATTAGGCTGGTCTTCGCACGACTCGCTGCTTCAGCGAATTGCGACATGGCTTGACGTAATTGGAGTGTAGTAGCAACACCACCAGCCGCACTCGCCCGCAATTGGATTAGTGCTTGAGTAACTGCCATCACTCCGCGCGTATCACCGATGGCGCGCAGACGATTGGTCAGGCGTGCCGTTTCTTGCTCCGCCTGTCTAATAGCTTGTGACGCAGATAGTTGGACACTTGCTTGCTTTTGTGTTGTTGCTGTTTGGGCTTTTGTAGCCGCTGCTGCTGCCTTTGCCGACGATGTTATCGCCCGGTTAGCTGCATCTTTCTGGCGCGTAGCCGCTGCCGACTCTCTCTCCGCTCTAGCGTTGTCACTAGCCTTTGCCGTTAGCGTTACCAAAGAAGTCTGAACACCTTTAATGGTGCTATTCAGTTTGGTCTTGGCATTATCGAATTGTTGTGTAGTTACTACCGCGCCGCCAATCTCTTTCTTGAACCGACCGAAAGCCATCCCCAATTCGTTGATTGATTGGAACCCACTTACCTTCATCAGTGACGTTGTCAGACGTTCGACTGATAGACGTGTATCATCGACTGCACGCTTGATCCGGTTCTGGCTGGTGACCTGCTCGTCCCCGCCTCGTGCACGGCCTGCTACAGCCGGTGTAGCCCCTGCGGTGGGGGTCAGGGCACCACGGGCTTGCTTAGCCAACGAGACCTGCCGTGCAAGCGCCGCGTTGGCCTTTCCAATAGATGTTGCGAACTTGTTGTTGGCTGCGCGTGCTGTATTATACGCCTCTGCCAACCCCCGCACACCGATACCAAGCTTTTTGGAGTTATCGCGTATGCGTGTGAATGCCCCATCGCTGTCCCGATCAAGTGACTTTACCGCATTCTTTATTGCGTTAAGCGCACCAATGAACTCACGGCTACCTGCACGTGCAGCAGCCGCGTTGATTTTCAACCGTAGTTCATGTGTTTCAGCCATAGTTACCGCCTATTTAGGCCACGCTTTTTTTGGGGCCTTTCAGCTTTTCTGCGTGTCTTTTCCATTTCCTTGGCCTGCTTATCATAGAAGTCTCGCAGATATTCGCGGTCAAGGGCCGGTATGAATCGCAGTAGTTGATCTACATACACACGCTCACGTCTATTGGTCAGCGTCGTAAAATGACTCATCGCTTCTACTGTTATTGCTGATGGTCCATTAGCTCCAACTCCCCGCCTTTCTGACAGGAAGCAAAATGCGGACCATATCCATAACATATCGGGGAAAATTGTGGGGACGGGTTCCTGCGGTCGCGGAGGGGTTTTATTTGCCTTAGCTTTCGCTTCGCGCATTTCACGCATCTTGCGAAGCTTTGGGCTATCCTCTTTGGCCAGATTGGATACGAAATCATCCATACTGGCTTTCTGCGGTGTCGCGTTACGAAGACTCCACCGCAGGAACCTTAAGAGTTTCCCTCTGCGTCCTTGTCTGCTTTTTCGCGGAAAGTGTCGCGCTCGTTCGCAGCTTGATATACAAATTCACGGAAGTCTTTGATATCCATCATTTGCAGGGCAGCTTGGACAGAGTAAGGAATCTCTTTACCGGTTTCGGTATCACGTACGCCGACCCAATCAATCATTACCGCTTCTGCAAGCTGACGCTTGAGGATATCCATTGACTGTTCGTCGTTCATTTCACCCGGCTTGCGGAGTAGTCCCTCGCCGTATGTCTCGCGGACAATACGCTCGAAAGCTTTGATCACTGTATCGGAACGCAGGCGACGAATTTTCACCTTCAATCCTAGCAGGTCATTTACCACAACCCACGCGCCCGCCTCTTCAAGGCTCTCGTCGGTTTGGAAAATTGCGTGAATGTTTGTTTTTAGTACTTTGTCGGTAGTTTTAGACATTTTAGCCTCATCGGGAAAATAGGTGGGAACGGATTGGCCCCGACAACCAAGCGCCGTCCCCTTGCCATGGCAATCTCGGAAATCCAAGATGTCGGGTATTTATAAGGGCCGCGTTAGCGGCCCTTACGTGTTTCTATTAAACCGCAGCGTTCGGAGAGAAGCGGTCAATCTGGAACATTGTGTCCGTGGTAGGATCGCGGAACGCTGTGAATTCGATGTTCTCGAATACGTCCTGATCAATGCCACCCGGAGCAATCTCATCTTGAGAAATCTTCAGGGCAGGGATCGTGAAGAAGTACGCCTGACCTTCGGAGTCTGTGATGGAGAATTCCAGCGAAATAGTGTCGTGGTTGATAAAGTCTGTGAACAGTTCTTCATCTTCGAAATACACAGTCATGGAGCCTGTCAGGTTGAACCGTCCAGTACCAATGCCGCGTGGGAACTTCGAGCCAACACAGTTCTGCATGCGCAGTCCAGCTTCGCCCGTAAGGGAGATAGACTGGATACATGCGAGAAGCGGGGAGCCGTCCTTGACAATATCGCCCACATCGGTTGTGGCGTTAACCACTTCACCCGGCTGCGAGTCCAATACGTCGTAAGCAACTCCACCAAGAACAGTAGCTTGCACCAGTGATGTAGCGCGTCCTTCGAAGCCTACGGTACCAGTGACGATTGATCCGGTGGCAATCTCCAAAGAGAATGTTCCTGCAACCATACCATCTTGTTCCATGTACTGTCCAACGTCTTGGAAGGCAGTTTCAATGGAGAAGAAGCGCTGTTGAATAGCAGTTTCATCACCTGAGTTCTTAAGATGGGAACCCTTGATATTGGTCACCGCACCTGCTGCAACAACCGGAGGTACTGGGTTGACGGTCAGAAGATCGTCTGCCAGTGCCGTGATCGTATAGATACCAGATGCACCTGCGACGCCGCCTGTAAAGGTAACCAGTGCAAGGTTGGCGTCAACGGTGTCAACAGTTATCGCACCACCAGTAGCATTCAGGTTGGTGATCGTGATAATGTCGGTTGCGGTAATGTGTGTTGCCTTGAGGTTTAGCGGGCTTAGCGTGCGCGAGCGCAGTGCATTGATCGCCGCAGTCAAAGCTGCAAGGTCCGTGTCTGCATCAACACCGATTGTATAGTCTGTGCCTGCCGTCAACTGGGCAGTATTCACGCCGTCGTCAAAGGTTAGCACGGACGTTGTCAGTGCGGCTGGATCAGTACCGGTCAAGGTTGCTGTTTCTAGCCCAAGGCCGTCTACATAAATCTTCTGGCCAAGTTGTAGTTGTCCGGCAGTAATTGCCGCAGCAAACGGGTTAGTCGCGTTGCCATCAATACCAGTTGCACCAAGAGAAATGTTGACGTCGTTGAAAACAATAACGTCGTTGGCATCAAACAGGCGAGACTGAATATTTCCAGCTTCAATGACAAGTGTGGACTCGTTCAGATTTACTTGCGTATCGGAACCATTCAACACAACCGACAAAATGGAAAAGTATCCGTTGTTTTCGGCGTTGGCAAATCCGGTAACCTTAACACGGCGACCTGCGATCAGATACTTGGTAATATCGGAGCCGGACACAGTGATTTGGCTGGTAGAAGTTACGGATACCGTAACGCCCTTCCAGTAATCCATGGTCATTGGACGTTCCCACTGCGAAAGCAGGAATGCGGCTAGGAATTCATCTTGTGGCCCCGAGGACCATTCGAAGTTAATGTCTCCACCCGAAGAGGCCGAAACCTCAACGATATCGGACACCATGCGATCAGCACGGAGTTCATCAGAAACAACGGTTTCCTTGTTCGCGGTCAGCGAAGAAGAAGTTAGGCGCACTTCGCGAGTCGTTCCAGAGGCAGGCGTAACTCCAAAGGAGCTTTCCTCAATGTAACGAATCTGTGCGCGGTTTGCGTCAGCAAAAGGCAAAGGACGGTCTCCTTAACTACAGAGGGTGGCACCGCCGCCCTGTTTTATCTCATGAGAGGGCGCACTAACGTGGCCCATGTACTGTGCACCCTAGCTAATTCTTGCCGAAATGTCAAGGTGTCGGCAAAAACGGGTCAGGGTATTATAGAATCATTCTTGTGTCAATACTCAAAGCAAAGAATCTTTAAAATCGTATCTGTACGGACACCGCATTTGTTCTTTGTGCCTGCCTCGAACCTCACCTCGATCCTGAACAGATGGGTCTTTGAAGGTCACTGTTCCTTCGACGCCTACGGCGAGCACTTGCCGCTTGAAAATACGGCTTGCAAAATACGCGATTGCTTGCCCCTCGCCAGCGCCAGTGTCCTTTGGTGTATACACATCAACCTGAATTAAGCCCGGATTTCTTGATTTGGATTCAATTCCAAGATTAATTGGCAATACGTCTTCCGACGCCAATATACTGATCACAGCGTACTCAGCCACATCTTCGGGCACAGGCGAGTTGGAGAAATATATATTCATTGTCGGGTATTCAGCATTCATGAATGTCTGAAACCGCGATTCGACGAAACTGAAAAAATTAGGTGTCATATGGTATTGCTCTCCAAGAGCGTTATTAATTCCTGCAACGTGACGCCAAACATTCCTTGTGGCGAGCGCGGCGTGAAGGGTTCTTCTGGAAGCTCTCCGGCTTCAAGTCCCCCAATATGTGGCGCGTTATTCACAATCCAAAATGTGGTGAAAGGGTCTGCGTAGCTTACCGATCCAAGCGTAGCCATTGCTCTCGCCTCTGCGCCGCCGCGCAATCTCTCTGCCCCAAGTGCCAATTTATTTGTGGCTTCTATGGGATTCTTTCCTGTGGCGGCTCCACCTGAGAATGGTTTTCCTGCGGAAGCCACGTAACTCATTACAGCCTGTCCGGTATGCACTGGTGTGCGTCGTATCAAGCGAACCATTGCTGCGTTCATCAACATTTTCATTCTAGCGCGGAACTTCTTTTCAAACCGACGCTGGAATTGATCGAGACCGTTGTTGAATGTAACCGGATTCGACACAACTGAAAACATAATTACTCCGTCTTACGCACGTGAAGTATGTGTAGGCTACCGCCCGGTACTCCAAGCAAGCGCTTCACAATGTAATTATCGCCGCCCGCAGTTCTAATCGCGTCGTCAATTTTAGGTTCCACTGGAAGATCAAGCGCCGCAATCAACGCTTTCATATCTGTTGTGACTACAACTGAATCATCCATTTCCTCTACTGTGAACCGTGCAAACGTCATAGGCACGTCAGCGTGGTCAGTGCCGTTTGTGGTGTAGGTCCGCGTAGCGGTATTATACGTGCTGCTGGTATTGTCAACGAATGTTTGATTTGGTGCGAGACCGTCTACCTGTCCAAGAATTTTCATGACGTTCTGGACTTGCTCTTCAAGAAGGCTTTTAAACATTACCGTATCACCCTTCCAACCCGGATGCGCCCAGTCACAACAATCCCGAGTCCAGTGATCAGAAATCCAATATTTACTGGCATAAGGTCTGATCCAGTCTTAGAATCTGAGCTACCGTCTTCGAAGAATTCAATCTCGACAACATCGGCCTTTACGCGCTTAATGCCTTCTGGCAAGTTGCTACTTTGTCCGCCAGACGCGGCTGCTGCACTACCAATCAAGAATATAGAAATCTCAGCTACGGCTTGCTTCAACTGGTCTGGTATATCATTCTCGCCAATAAGAATGCTGTCCCGATCATATACGCCACAACGAGGCCAGCGGAGTCCGCTGGTCTCGACTGTCTTATATCCGTTCCATTGAACGTAATCATCAATGTATCCAGATGCCCATACCAAGTACGTGTCTTTCTCTGTCGGCGTTAGCGCCGTCCATAGTGCATACGAGGTGGGATTGACGCAAAGAATATCGTCCGCTTCAAGAGCGGTTAGATACGAATTGGCCGTGGTGATGCCGGTGCCGTCTTCGACAATTAATGTTACAGCCATTTGGACTCCTTAAGTGCGCATGAAGCTTGGCAAGTTTGTTTTAAAATCGTTGCCCTCATCCATAGCACAATTATCAGCATCAGACAAGTTCATGCGGTTGAAAGCCATGACCCACTGTCGCGCCTGTCTGGACCGTACTACGTCTTCCTCGCCGAATTCTATGAGGCCAACACTTTCCATCCATGGCATCTTTGCCATCTGGACGACCTGTGCAAGGCCGCTGTTATGGATACGGGCCTGCCGTATGTCACCACACAGCACCATGTTCAATCCTTCACCCTGACGCGTCAGTGTGATATACAGATCATCTAAGTCTAGGTTCTCTGCCTCGTCAACGATGCAGGCTGCGTCTCTGAACGTACGCCCTTGTATGAATTCGTATGGAACTTCTTCTATGCACTTGGACCGGCGCAGGCGTTCAAAGTCAGTGGGGGACATCGCGTCTTTCATGCCTTCAAAGATTGGCACGAGCCACGGGGCTGTCTTTTCTTCCAGCGTCCCCGGAAGGTAGCCATTACGGTGTTTTGATTTTGCTACATTCGGTCTGGCGACGTACAGCTTGCTTATATCGCCACGGGCAAGCATGCCACCATATACGCACGCTGGAACGTACGTCTTACCAACACCTGCTGGACCTACCGCAAATGTTAGCTCATTGCCTGTCAAGCTTTTTACATACAGTGCTTGGTTGGCATTGCGAGGTTCGAGTGGCTTAGGATTGCGCTTTGATTGTCGGCGCGTCTTCTCTGCCTTACGTTGCTGCCGCCGTGTGGCTTTTTCACTTACTCCGTCTTCGGGATTGATCTGGCCTGCTGACATATCGTCTTCAACCATAAGTAGTCTCCAAAAAAGCTCACCACAAGACACACCAGTACGGATCACAGCCGCGTGTGCTGTGTTATGTGAGCATGTTAATAATCAAAAGATCAGGGAATTAGTACAGGAAGTACCGCGATAAACGATGCCCCAAATACATTTAGCAGCGCAATAATTCCAGCAACGCCAGCGCCTAATAAAGCTAGATTGCGTAGAATTTTTATAGGCCCACTCCACGCGGACTCTCTCCGCACCATTTCGGTATTACGGTCTGACATCACGGTATCTACGTCAGCACGGACCCCGTGCAAATCTTCTCGAATTTTTTCAACGTCACCGCGTACAGCAACGACGTCACCTTTGCTGCTTTCTACTTTTGCAGAAAGTCCTGTGACATCTTCGCGCAGCCCATCTAACGAGCCGTGTATGCGCCCGTCTCGAAACTCCATACCTTTACGAAGATCGCGCATTTCACTTAATATGAACGCGATCCCCAATCCCCCATTAGAGGACTGATCTAATTCTGACATTATCGTATTCTCCGGCGCGCTTACGCTATATCTGAGTTTTTATCAGCCTCACCGGTAAAGACAGTCTGGAGCACGTGCGCTTGGTCTTTAGGTTTCCGGCGATACTTTCGTTTGGTTTTCTTTGAAGCATCCTCAACAGGAATTATGGTAGGAGCCGTTTGGGTCCAACCTTCTTGTAGAATTAACTTGTCCGCAAGATCGCGGCGAGGGATATCGAACGGTTCGCCAGCGGGCGAGTATACACGCGTTGACATATGATTACTCCGTCTATATTTCAACTTGCGTTAAACATACCACAGTGTATTAGGAATGTCACGCATTTTGCCGTGCACGGTTTTGGTTAGCTTGCGGCCCAGACGTGCGGGATTACTTTGTTGGCAATATCTGCCTTGTCTTGTTCTGTGATACTTCCTGCCGAAACAAGACTCTGCACCAATCCATCAATCACTACAGTACATCCGGGGCCTGAATTATCCACCAGTTGACATATACCACGCACAACGATAGTGCCAGAGGTACACGTAGAATCCAACACAACACGACCACTCAGCATGTCAATACTGGCGTTGTTACCTGCGGAGAAGTTTTGTAGTTCTAACCCACCAGTATAATTTCGTACACTGACTGAGCAATTAGCTCCATTGACGTCAATAACAGGCGTCCCGGTTCCCGCTACATCGGACACACATTGTATAAAACGTACTGGCACCACTGCGGTAGAATTAATGGTTATTGGTCCAGCGATTGCACACTCATACATGAACCCCTTAAAGTCACTCAAAGCATTAATTTGGCATTTATTGAATTCGCCTTGACCTGTTAGAGTGCCTGATACTGACAGGCTACTGAATGACGTCTTATCGGTAGATGATCCAACCGTTAGAATCATGCTAGAGTCTAGGGGAGAATCCCCCACAAACACCGCGTTATCGGCTACGTCTGTTGCTGAAAACACCACGGCACCAAACACGGAAAAGCGGCGTAGTTTCTGTTTCGTTGCAATTATAAATGCGTCAGGATAGTTGTTAACTGGATCAGTTGGGGTGCCACGAGGAAACGACGTTCCAGACAGCCCATTATCAATGTCTATGTAAACGGACGCGTTGATGAATGATTGGCTATTTATCTGCTCAGAAAATGTCAAACCGGCAGAGTTCGCAGAACGTATAGACACTTGGTTAACGTTTGTAACGTCGCCAATATTCGAGTTTGCTCCAACCAAGTTAACAGCATACTGGCCGTCTTCAAACGTGACCGTATATCCGTTGATAATTTCTACTACACGAGCCAACGTAACCCCACCAACAGTTACCGGTGGGTTGTGGTTGTGTGTGTTGCTGTATACAATGCCCTCTGCCTCATCCTCTAAGTCTTTCAAGATGAGGCGAAAACCGTCGATATCGAGTTGGCGAATCTCTGTTGGGGCCGCTTGCACCAGTAAGGTGTCGGCTTTAGGTATATTGATAACTTTGGTGGGCCAGTTGACAGTTATCGCCATGACTTATGCTGTTGACCCCCCAGTATGGACCATTGCAGTTAGAAGATTAACACGCCCAGTAAGCGCTTGAATTTGTGCGTTTGCCATTGCTAAGGCGCGTTCATTTGCCACAAGTTTCTTGTGCATATTGTGGTATTGTTTATCAATACGCTTTTGTGCTTCGTTCAACGCAACAATGTTGTTGCGGTTGATTATATCTTGTTCACTTAGTACAGCCATCATTCATCCAATATCTGATTTACCGTGACAGAGAATCCTTGGTCTGTCAACGTTCCCGTGGTCTCGTATGTGACATAGTACGGGGGTGGGGTCGTAGAGTTGCGTACACGTACCTGAAGGGCCTTATCCGCTGTGTAGTTTACCGTCTGAGAAAATGTGGTGGTGGCCTCAATCTGGTTAAACAACACAATGGAATCCGTGGTGTTCTCAATGAATACGCGACTTCCGGCGATTAGTCCAGTCAAAGTTATTGTAACGGAGTTATTTACAGTGACGGTTCCTGCGGAAGAATTTCGAATGATCGCTTCTGCAATGTTGCCACCATTGATAACGTTGAGCACCAAGTTGCCCGTCCCACCTGCCGGATTAAAATGGATCGCGGCGTCAGTGCCTGTTCCAGAATATCCGGTAAATGTGTTGTTGTCAAACGTGTATGTTCCGGCGGTGTCTATTTCAATAGCGTGACCGGTACCGGCAGACACAAAGGTGCTGTCGGTTATAAGATTTGGCGTATCAGACAACAGTGCCGGAGTTACTGCGCTGGCTTCTACCAATATGTCGGTAATGTCTGCGCCATTCTGAGTCACCAATTCAGTGCCACGAAAAGTGGTGCCAATAATGGTGGTGCTTGCTTGGAACGTGCTGGGGCCAATGCCTGTGAATGTCCCTGTTGTCAGATTGAATGTAGGGTCATTGGCGTCAACAATTACGCGACCTTTGTTGGTCGTCCCAAGTGCCGTCAAAGATACGTTAGTCCAGTTGCATACGGTACTTGCGTGATCAATAATAATCTGGCTGAAGTCGCTGGCTGCATGTATGGTATCAGCAAAAGAGATAGATACGTCTGAGACTTCAAATCTGGCGAGTGTCGCTGTGCCTGCGTTGTTTCTCCCAATGGCAAACGTGCCTTGAAGTTCAAAACCAGCACCACTGGCTGTAAGGATTCCCCAGCGATTTGTTACGTTGTCGCTGTCTATAGAAAAGTCTGCAAAGTTGCATGGATCATCACTAGCGTCACCAGCCGAGATAAGTTCTCCGGCGGTGAGGAAACCACCAAGACCATAGCGCATAGCGTCGATGCCGACGTTTGCACCCTTGACCGATGCCGTGGTATTCAATCCACCACCAAAAACTTGCGGGTTGGCTGCTGGGGTTCCGGTTAGCGTTCTGTAAGGCTCTGCGGCGTTTGCCGTACGCAGCGCATAATCTATCGGGTAGCAACGTGCAACACGGCCACCGGCACCGTAGGTGTCATTACCTTCCACGTGGTACTGGCAATAAGCGCCAGTCGCTGACCCAATCAAGACAGAAGCACCCTTCAGAGCGCGTGTATCGGTCAGTCCGGGCGTAGCTGCAAAATGCCATATCCACACGTGATCGCCAGCACCGAGTGTTATCCCCGCACCGTTATCGAACATTAAGCCTTTATCAGCATTTGTTATCTGTTTGTCTACGCAATTTGTTCCTTGCATGGACAAGTCTGGTGATGCCGACAATCCGGCACCACCGCCACCATAGGCAACAAAGCCCGTGGTAGCCTCAGAAAGAGTGATGTCTGTTAAGTCTTCAGTGTAGCTTGGTACCGCCATAACAATTACCTTCCATAGCTATTAAGCGTCGGAAGTACGAATTGCTGTTGACGACCCGCCTGATCCACCTAGAACACCCGTGGTTTCGAATGTCTTGATCGGTGAGGCCCCACCATCCCGGACGCGAATGAACAAGCCCAAATCCGCCAGATACACTGAGGTAAATGATTCAGAAGTGGCCCCTGCCAACTTGTCGATATATGTGACATATACATTGACGCCTGCGGTGGCAGAGTCAAGCTCATCTGCACCGGAGAAGTCTGCCGATGTAATGGTGAAGGTTGACCCTGTGTATGACGTATATGTCAACAGCCTGTCAAAACCAGAGTCATTAACAACACGTAGCGTTCCCGCCGCTGGTGTGTCGGTAGGAATTGCTGCCGTAGTGACGACTGCGGTTTCCGTACCAGTAATAAGTGTGGTGTTTAGCGACAGTTGTGCTTTGTCAATGGCTGAAGCATTGTCTTTTGTAACAAGAATTCTGTCTTCACCAACGACCAGACCTGAAACCGTGAACGTTACATTGTTCGGCGGGGTCCGCTGTGTATTGTCTAAGTCGAACAATGTGTCGGATGCTGTGAGGTCAGTATCAAGAATACCAAGACCATACGAACCAATGATCGCAGAACCGGTCGAGGCTCCAACAAACGGCGTTGACAAAGAACGAGAAGTGACTGTAATATTCACCAGCGCCGTAGCAGTGCTTACCCCAGTAATCAATTCGTTGTTTACCGGTGGAATACCTGACAACAATTGAATCCACATCTTAGTACCGGCAGTGACACTGTCAATTGCCAGCAATTGTCCAGTACCATTTGGCCACGATACTGCCTCTGGCTCAACAAACGTGCCAGTAGGTGTGTCAATTTCGACCTCGTGCGTGATACCCCGGAACAGGTCACCAGTCAAGCCGTACAGCGTTTCAGCGGTACCACGACGAGAGGCCCACTTGAGGCGCTCGTAGAAGTCGTTGATGGTCTGTGTGCCGACGGTCCAGTTCGAGTAGTAGAATTCGTTTACAGTGTCGCCCGTAACGTCAATCGCGCTGTAGCCTTCATTACTGTTTACAACAGACGTCCACGTCGCCACGGTTACAGCGGCGGTTTGGTTGTTAAGGTCAGTCGCTTCAGACAGGTCCAAAACGTTGTTGCCTCGGGAAGTACCGTTGATTGAGAATTCGCCGAATGTGAACAAGAATTCACGGTTGAGTCCAAGCAGACGTCGCCCATCAATATCCGTACCAGCGGTACGCGTCTTGACCATGAATCTGTGTGAAATTCCTGCCGCAGCGTCGGCATTGAATCCGGCAGGGGTTAGGTCATTCCAAAAGTCATTTGCCAATACGGCACCGTCTTGGTGGATGATGATGAATACTGGATTACCAAAGTTTACGATACCATCCCAAATGTCGTCGCCACCCGTTTGGATGATCGAGCCATCATAAAGATGCTCAGCCGACGTCTGGTCAATGTTATAACCATTCAGGAGCGTGATGATGTTATCAGTCGAACGGTCTGACGGCGTCAGAGACGAAATGTCAAGCAGATCATCGCCAGCCGCCAAGGCGTCGTCAGCAAAGTCTTGCAGCGCTCTGTGAAATTCGATAACTGTCGCATAGGTCGGTGAACCGCCTGTGTGTGCGTTACCGATGTAACGAATGTCCCCATTCGTGCCAATGGTCCAGTCTAGTGCGTCAAAAGCCATAGTGTGTCAAACCTTCTCTGTTGTCACCCGTGTGAGGGTATCGTTTGTGTAAGACAGTATTTTTCTGTGCCCAGTGTAGTCTTCGTCTACTTGGATAAGCACGTCATTGCCGTCATATGTTAATATTGTCACGTCCCCGGATTCGCGGGTGACACTCGTCAGGTTTCCGCCGGTATATGCTAGAATCCGGTCGTCAAGCCTTTGGTATTTTATCGGAGATATTTCGTACTCGAACGCAACCACTATCGGCCCGTCAATAGCACCACCAACTATAGAAGTTCCCCACATCGAGTCGGTCGGTGTAGTGAATACGCCGTCAACACCAAACAAGGTACTTACAGGCTGGTTATCGCTAAGAACCGAAAGGTTCAGTGCGTCAGATACCCTAGCGTCAATAATAACATCAGGGGCCGCTTCGTTGTCAAAAGAAAGCGCCTCTTCAGCAACCAAATAAAAAGTCGCTTCAGACTCTGCAACAACCCCCATACGGTTTTGGGGGTCGAAACCACTCACTTAACTTTAAACTCTAAAGTTCCGATACCGAAACTAAGAGTGTCTCCGATGGGTGCCGTTCTAGGAGAAGCAAGGTCCCCTTTGAATATCATGTTGCCCAAATTATCGAACACTGCCGCCGCAACTACCGTTGGCCATATTGTAGTCGATACTGGGCCAAAAATCAAGGCTATGTCGTTCGCAATTCTTGTGCCTGCATTTTCTGTATGCACGGGTGCGCCGAATGTTATTGCCTGTCTGGAATAGCCATGCAACACGTTTGGTTCCGCTAGGCTACTGCCATCGTCGTTTATGCTTGCTGTGCTCAGTGCAACTTCTAACGTTACCGGAGCCGTAGGCATATCCGTTCCGCGTATCCATGCGGCGATTTGCCCCTGCACATATGTACTAAATCCTGCTGCCATGTCTAGTTACCTCACTGCTTGGTGAACCAGATGGTGCCATCAATTTCTGCTGAGTCTCTGATGTACGATAGAGATTCCCCAGAATTAATCTTCACCAATTCCGGGTGTAGGGAATTAACGGGCATTTCCGTTGCGTCCGCCGTGGGAGTACCACGGGCGACCACAATGTGCATGAGTCTGTTTGAAAATACACGATACAATGCCGGAGCACTGACGGTCGGGGCAAAGTTGCCCGACACGTTAGTTAGCGCGGCGCTGGTAGTGTCTGTCGCAGAAAGTTGATGATCTGACATCTGTATCCCTCAAATTTGCCTATGGATTAGGCTTCGGAAACTACCTGCGCATCATTTTCGGCTTCGACAATCTTGACGATAGCCGTTTCTTTTGACGCGCGGTGGTGTACCTTCAGCCCGTACCGCTGCTGTGCCATGTCTCGCAGATTCTCTTCCGAGAACCCTTCAAGATACTTGACAACATCATCACTGCCTGCTACTCGCATAGCTTGTTCTGCCAAAGGCTCTTTGTTGACGTCAATATCGGCATCAACGGTTGTTGGTTCGGCTTCGGCAGTGACTGCGGCTTCGGTTGCCTCAATAACGGCGTCCAATGCTGCGGCCTCTTTCGACCCTTCTGGGTTGTTCCAGAAATACTTTTCAGAATTAACCATATCGCGGGCGTTGGCTTGCGACATTTCATATTCTTTGCCGTCTGCGTCATAAATGACTACGGTTTTTGCGGTTGGGTCAGCGGGTCCGTCGGCTTCTGGTCGATCTGCCTTTACGTCAACTGACTTCCAGTAATGTTTTCCGCCGCGCACTAAGTCAATAGCGTTAAGGCGTGTTACAACCAACTCTTTCCCGTCGTCGTCAAAAACGACAACAGTGTCGATTGCGGAATTTCTGCTGTGTGATGGTGCGTTAGCCATAAGGTCGGGTCTCCGGCTTGTGTGTGTTAATATAAAAAGGGGCGGCGTTAGCCGCCCCTCAAACTGTGTGTTGATCCACTACGGATTAACCGTGGCGGTCGTATGCGATCCAAGAACTGAACGTTACGGACGGTGTGGTACCGCCGACGGTCAGAGTCAGGCCCATTGCTTCGCGATCAGCGGAAAGCTTTTCAGCCGTGTGCGCGTCGATCTTGATAACATATTGGCCAGTGCCGACTGCGGAAACCGCGCCTGCAACAACTGCGCCACCCAAACCGGTCGGGCCAATCTTGACCTCGAACAAGTAGGTTTCGTCGGCGTCTGCGGTGTCAAGTGCTTCGATAGCAATGACGATTGCATAGCCTTCTGCGCCAAGATGATTCTTCTGGTCGCCTTCGCGAGCATTGACCATCTTGTCCAGAGCGAATTCACCAATGTCTGCGGTTGCAGTTAGTGCTACCGATCCGGGTGCCCGGAATGCGGTGTCGGCTTCATAAATGTAGCTTACTTCAGAGCGTGCCATTTTTTGTATTCTCCTAAATTAGGTCTGTGACCTTCTGAGGGTTTGTGGTGGAGGTTAGCTCAACCGCTAACCCCCAGAGTTATCACTTGACGACTGCTGCGTTGGCGATGCCACGCAGACGTGATGCAGCGCGACCGTGCATGACAGCCATTCCGACCAGCCATTCGACACGAGTACGGAGGACAGGTGCACTTTGCAGTTCACCAAGGTCACGTACTTCCATCATGCCGTTTTGCAGGCCAACAACACCTTCGTCGGACATGTTGACACAGTAGATGGACGTTGCAGTAGCGGTTGCGCCACCAGCACCAACTTCGTCAAAGGAGACGATCTGGTTACCCTGTGCATCGTAGTCAATGACTACAATTGGCAGGCCATCAAATTGTGTTACACGACGACCGAATTCGTCCTGTGCGAAGGTGATATAACCACCGATGTTCGGATCAGTTGCGGCTGCGGAAAGCAGGTTACGCATCTTCTTCGACATAATCAGGTGTGTGGGATCATCCACTTGGTCAATCAGGTCACGCAGATTGCTGATCTTCAGTGCGTCGCCGCCGTCTGTTGCACCGTTTTCCAGAAGCTGGTCGCCTTGGATACGGATACGCAGGCCGTCAAACTCACGAGGATCGGCGGTGGAGTCACCGTTGATCATCTTTGCGCCGATGGTCAGGGACAATGCCTTGACTTTCTTCAGTTCATGTGCACCACGGACATCCTCAGACGTCATTTTCAGCGTTGCCAGATCGACGTCAAGATCGCCACCTGAGATACGCAGACGCTCAGTCTCCGGGTTCATGATTCCAGCCGATGCGGTATATCCTTCACCGACACCACGGAATGCTACGCCCGGAAGGCTACCTTCCATGTTGTATACATACGCGCCACCATCCACATTCAGGAATTGGGTGACTCGCAGCAGGTCGCTCGTGCGAGCGAAATGCTCAATAACAGTGTTCCGCAGAACTTCGCCTGAGTTGAGCTTAGAGGCTTCAAACAGAGTAATCACTTTCGTGTCTCCTACTTTACGGTTTGCTTTACTTCAAATTTTGGTACGGGCAGTGAAGCTGGCTCACCGAGCCTTTATTACCCTCCAACTCAGCCCAATTAAGTTGAAGGCATTTTAACTAAGAGGCTACTCCGTAATCTCTAGTTATTCGCGGGGCTGTAGGCGTTTCCGCCTACAACGTTAATTCATGTGAGGCCGTTTGCGCGGGCGTATTTCATACGTTCCGCTGGCTTCATTTTGTCCAACTCAGCGGCGGACAAACGTCCGGTGCTGGTATCAGAACTGCCGGATGATCCACCACCCTTGGCACCTTTAAACAGATAGGCGTGCGTCTCACGTTGCTCAAGCAGCCATTCCTTGATCGACTTAGGTGTTACACCATCCGATCCGTAAATAACTGTGCCGTCGCTATGCTTCGGCGTAAGCTTCCCATCATCACCAACTCTAAAGGTCGTCAACGCGTTCGGCATAAGCATCGTAACCGCGTTTTCGATCATCGCTACGTCCGGGTCAGCGGATGCGATGCGGACTGCATTCTCAACCAGCATGGAGTCTGCCCGTGCTTCGGCTTTGTTCCGTGCCGTCTTGTGGGCGTCACGATCCTTGGCCATGGTTGCCAACTGGTCTTTCATGTTGTTGGTTACCTCAGTGACGCGCGCCGCAGCCGCTTCTTCAAGGGAGGTTTCCTCAACCAGTTTGCCGTCCGATACCTTCTTACTGGTATCGCGCAATGCTTCGAGCGTCTTAGCAAAGTCAGACAGCTTGCCTTCTTCAAGGTCAGGTAGCTGAACGCCGGTGACGCCCTCGTATTGTGCAATTGCCGCTTGAAGAACGTCACGCTCTTTCGTCACAGCAATGTTGTTGTCGCGAAATTCTTTAATCTTTCCAGAAGCAGTAACCGAAACTACATACTTACCTTCTTCTTCTTTCGCGGCATCTTGAAGGTCGTCCGGGACCTCCGAAAGACTATCATAAGTGAGTGTTGCCATCTTTATCTACACACCACCCCGTGGCGCGCCCTTCTTAAGTTAACCTCGACACCGTCGGGGGTGAGAACGGGGAGTTCCCTACTGTGCCAATTCGTATACTAAATGTCACAAGACACGCATCGTTTTTGGCGTTGATAGTTGAATGTTTAACCCATTGTGCTAAAAATGTCAAGGTCAAGCGTAAAAACGGGTCACATACAATTTTTATTTAAAGTGTCTCTGGATCGTCGAAAAATCGTTCTGGATCATTGTCGTCACCAAAATGGGCAGCTTTAACTACTTCCGCCGCACTGACCCCAACCAAGTTTTTCAATTCTTCGAATGTTACTTGGCCATTTGCAAACTCCGCTACGGCGTCCAGCGCATCCGCGTCTAGCTCGTCAAAGTCTGCAAAGTCTTGATTTATACCACTAATTATTTTCATGACGTGGTGCACATAATGGGACCTAATCCCGTTGGGCAGTCATGTCGATTACAACTGTACGACATGGACCCTTTCAATTCTATCCCACACTTTGGGCATGTTGGTGAATTCAGCATCGGTGGTGCTGGATATGTTGGTGCCGGATAAAAATCGTCTCGTGGGTGCTCTAAATAATTATTATGCTTCCGCTGCACCGCAACCAGTTCTTCTAATAGTTCTTCTATGCGCCGTAGCCTATCTGAAAGCTTACTCATCGTCGTCGGTCTCATCATCATCATCAGACGATTTCATTTCCGCGTCAATTTGCTTGGTCAGCGCACGGGCATCTTTAGTCTGCTGTTGTACTCCCGGCGTGCTTGGTTCACCCGGAGACGCTTTGACGTCTTCGGAGGCCATACCAAACTCAGCCCGCATCAAGCGGAATTCGTGGAAGGCGTCTGCATCTGGGAAATTCTTCATTCTCGCCAGAACATCTACCATGTTGGGGAATTGATTCGACTGCTTCAGGAGGCTCTTATATTCTTCCTCATCCATCCATTCTGGAATTACTTCCGCGCGACTTAGATAATCGTAGACAACGTCCACGGGAATAATGCCATCCATATACATTTGGTGGATGGCGCGGAATTCTCTCGCGCCAGCGTCTTTGATTAAGAAGTCACGGTTCAATTCAAATGTTATTGCTTTGATGGTAGATTTAGACGCGTTGCTCCAATCCGCCCACCACTGCAATATTTCGGTCACGGCCTCATCAACAGTATCCGCAATATTGAGCAACAGTGTTTGCTCGTTGCGCTCTTGCATCACAAGGGAGTTATCTGATTCGGCTGCGCCACGTGATGATCCGGGCATCATGCGTCCACCGATGGATGCAATCTGACCTTCTTTTGATCGCAGGATATTTTCCAAATGTTGTAGCCCGCGCCCGTTAAATTCTAGCAGCTTGGCTTCTTCATCTTTATCCAATATCCACACGACATCAGGGCCGACCTCATAGTTGCCTTGATCTTGTGAACTATCATTTTGCACGACAAAGATCGGACTACCTGTGTAAAACAGAGCCTGCTCTAACTGTGCATAAGACATGTAGTGGGAAAAGTTTAATGTGGCAATATCCAAGATCGGCGGCTTCTGCACGTCTGGATAATTTGTGAACGGGCCAATTATCTTGAATGGAATGTAATCGAGCGTCTTACCGCGCACGGTAGGCGTGACTATTAGGTCTGGTGCTGCATCAATATCTGGGATCGCTGCGGCGTTATCGGATTCGGAATACACGAATTGGCTATAAACCAGATCACCACTAGCGTCTTCTTCCAACGTCAGTACCCGGAACCTAGATTTGAAGTCGTACGGCGACCAGTGACCTTCTCTGGAATAGTAAATCTCACGCAGGGTAACCTTCGACAGGACCCACGATCCATTAACCTCTGACATCTGCCAGTCGAGAATATTCTCAGCCGTGTAACACGAAATGTATGGGTCTCCGACACCATTAGGATCAGCGTCAACCAACATACCATAGCGACCTACAGCCAAGACTTCCTTTACAGCAGTCTTTGACATTAGGTGGAGGGACATACCCTCTTTCGTGATTCTCTTTGAAGACTCTTTTAGTTTTGGGGTGAACCCAGCTATTTTAGGTAGCCTACGGAATACAGTACCGTACAAGGCATTAAGTGTCCGCGCGGTCATGTTGTAAAACACAGACCGACGTAAATAAGCTTTGTATTGAGTGGCGTTGTGCGTTGCTTGGCGCGGGAGGTATTTCTCCCCCTTGCGCTTCACTTCGATTTCACCTATCTCTGCATCGCGAATCATTTCCCAATGTGGGGACCAGTACGCGTAGTCTGGATGCAATACTGGGGATGCGCGATAGGGAACGGACAACGCCGCCCTAGTGTCTGGATTTGGTACTGAACTACTCATATGAACACTCTATGGATAAAATACAACATGTCAAGTCAATCACCTAGAACGGTCTAAATTATTGACTCAATTATTATACTGTTGGTATGGCGTTCTTCGTATCGCTTGTCACGGAAGCTCCATGACGGTTCACAGCACGAATCTCCACAGCATAAGAAGTGGTATTCGTCAGCCCAGAAATTGTTATAGGTCCGGTTGCTGTCGCCCCAGACGTCCACGCCCCAGCGTCTACTCTATATTCGATGTCAGCAATTGCTTCACCACTTGTTGGTAGCTGCGTTACGGTGATGGTAAGATCGCCGTCTGTTACTGGATCGGTCAGCGTCCAGTCACCAATGACAAAAGCTTCTGAGGGTCCATATACTGGCCCCTTGTACACAGGCTGCGCAAAGATGCCTACAGCAGTGCGTACACTGGCTGGCGGCGCGCCTACGGCGGCGCGCGTAGCCGAGTACAAGATGCTCATTAGTCGTCCAGACGTGTAGACAGGCGAGCCAGTGCGACACTTACGCTAGGCGTGGTCGATCCAGACATTGTCACGTATACCGTACAATCTGGTAGCCAAATAACTTCGCCGGTTGATACCGTGTAGCTGGCTCCGGTGATAGGTGTATCGACTGCCGGTCCAACATTGACCTTCAGTTGTGCTGTGCCGCCGCCGAAGCTACCGCTTAGCGCGAGGAAGTACTGACCAGATTCTACTGGTACAGCTACAGTGTCGCCATCGGCTACAATGCTTTGTGCAATTACTTTAGTTGACATGGATTCACTCCTATTGAATTCTATGTGCACAATACCACACAGAATCTACCAGCACAAGGCTGTGCGGTCTTTGGGTTCTGAACGTAATTTGGTCAGGGTATCGGGGATCGAACCCGATCAGCAAGCTTCCAAAGCCCACGCCGTCACCAGAACATACCCTGTATAAAGTGGAGCCTCCAAACGGAATCGAACCGATTTCTCTGGATTACAAAACCAGCACATCACCATTTATGCTTTGGAGGCATTTGTCTGTTACAATAGACACGAAATGGCTTCGTGTCCAGTATATAATACATTTGGTGCCAAATTACTCTGACACTTGTGTTGTGGTGCTGGCGGTGGGAGTTGAACCCACGACTTCTGCTTTACGAGAGCAGCGCTCTGGCCACTGAGCTACACCAGCGAGTGCCTGTTACAACGGTCATATAAAGCCTTGTGACCGTTGTAACGGGCATAGTTTGGTCTCCCCGGAAGGAATCGAACCCTCGATTTTCGGTTTAGAAGACCAAAACCCGATAAACCATCGGCGGAGAGATTATGGCACCCTCGGAAGGAATCGAACCTTCAATTCTCAGCTTAGGAGGCCAAAACCCGATAGACCATCGGCGAGGGTCAGGAAGACATTACGACACGTTCAATGTCGCAACGGTTGATGCCAATATCGCTAAGTTCGCGCTCTGACATGCGGTAAAGTTGATCGCGCGCTTTGTTGCGTGCGAGGTAACGGCGGATAGCTGAAAACATTTCGGAAACTCCTTTTGATTGATTTCAAATCGGAGTATACTCTTATGCCACACATGCACAACACACACGCAGACATTCCCGTCATGCTTCCACTGCATATGTGGCGGAGGGCGGAGGAATCGAACCCCACACGTTTCCGTGCGAACCGCTTTCCAAGCGGACCCCGCCGACCAGACAGGATCGCCCTCCATATGGGCCGCAATACTTACGCATTGTGTAAGCGATAGCGGCCCACTAATCAGTGCATCGACGGTGTGCTCTTGAACTTTCCACGCACACCGTGGTCTGCCACGTAAGAAGCGGCAAACGCGTCAGGCTTAGTCTTTACCGTACGCCCTGTAACGCCCCTCAGATAGCCCACTGCCGCGCCGTGTGCGCAGTTAGAGCCGTGCTTTGGGTCGGCGTTGATGTCGAGGTGTACTTCAACCTCGTGCTCCAACAACAATTCTTCAAGCTGCTGGTAAGCTTCAGCCGTTTTATAAGCTTCATTCATCATTCGCATAATCGGGCGGTTCATTTTCTGATCGTAGTCGATCATTTTTTCAGTGTCAGTGAACACCTTACAGCCGTGCCCGATACCGTTCTCGTCAATGTTGTGAATGACTACGGCAGTGGTGTACGACGCATGCCACACGGCTTGTTTGTCACGATACCTGTTGGAGTCGCAGCCGATGTATACACGAGATTCTGGTGTAGCTTCACTCAGAACTTCTCGGATTCTTTTGACGGTTTTTTCTCTCAACATGTCGGACTCCTTTCTGTTAAGTTACGGATGCAGAGGTAGTTTCAATACTGCCCTGAATGTCAATACTGGATAGTCTGGGCAAAAAACGTACCCACAAGTTTTAACGGGAATAGCGTGTGTGACGTTACCATCGCGAACCGGATAAGTTGGATCGAGAATTATGTCCGACGGAGCACCCCAAGCTTTTGCTTGTTTTACCATATTTACCAATTCGTATTCGCTGTCCACACTAACAACCATTGTCGTGCCGAAGCCTTGCTCCGTCTGGTTGGACCAGTTATGGAACCCCGGAACGTGGTCACCGGGATTCTCACCAAGACTAGCAACAAATGCGTTGGCAGCGTGCGCCGCTTGCGCCATGCCTTTACCGGGGTTCATTGAATCCATGTCAGTGCGAATCAAAATATACAGGATCGGGTTCGGGTCCATGTTCATACTCCTTCGTTGTTGGCGGATGGCGGAGGACTTGAACCCCGACCCAATTAAGGGCCAACTCGATTAGCAATCGGTTCCGGCGCGCCTGTCCGGTTCACCATCCAATAATATTACCTACTCTTGACACACAGTAAACGGTATGTCAACATCTGCAAGTAAAAAACTCACGCCCACGGGAGAACCCTCTAAGTGGTTTCGACAATATCACCAGTACCAATGGTGCGGCTTACGCGCCAATGGCCATGTCATGTTTTCCACATCTTCGCCGCGTAATACTTTCTGCACCATAAGACGCACTTCCATGCGTTTTGGCCTATGGTGGAAGATGATATCATGGGAGGATGGGGACCCTTGCCACCACTTCCATTCAAGGTCAGTGCCCGCAAATTTCCTTTTCAAATAATTGCAACTACCCTTGCACGCTAGTACGCGGGAGCGCTTTCTCTTGTGATGTGCCATATTCGGTCTCCTTAGTTACCTATAACATGACAAATCTCCTTTTATGTTTTGGTGCTGTCGGGGAGAATCGAACTCCCGCTAACCCCCTACCAAAGGGTTGTGCTACCATTATCACTACGACAGCAGGTCTCTTGCGCGGCGCTTACGATCTTCAAGCATTGACAGTGTGTGCTGCCTATCCGCTTCTGGCATTTTCAGCCAATTCTGTATTTCTGTCAATGTTCGCCCACAAATCTTACAGATGCAAGTTTTAGGGTCGATATGGCAACTAGTGCGGCATGCTGGTTCAAACATACTGGTTCCCCGGTAGTGTGGCATCGGTGTGAGGAATCGAACCCCTTACCCACGGCTTTGGAGACCGCTGAGTGGACCACCACCCATTAGGTTACACCGATATTGGCGCTCTCGGCAGGACTCGAACCTGCCACCTTACCCTTCGGAGGGGTACGCTCTTCCAGATGAGCTACGAAAGCATATTCACACTTTACACCAGTTTGGTTCTAATGCAAGCCTCATCGGAGGACTAATCCGTCAAATCTTTTAGACGTTCGCCTAGTGTCCTGTTCCCAACCATCGTTGTCAGCGTAATTGCCTGACGGCGCTTGCGTGGGTAACGTTCAGCTAGTACCTCGAACGGGTCGCGTTCGATGATGGTCTTCACTTCCACCCGCTGGATAATAGGCTTTGGGTACAACGCCGAAGAATGTGTGCGCATCAGGTTCATCTTATCGGGGATTCCTCCGGCAAGATCATACTGGCCATGAATTTTAGCGGCTATCTGCATTTTGCTCCACTCAATACTGTACAGCTTGTAACGGTCAATACCGTTGGTCAAGTATACGCGAACTGGGCGTGTGCTATGAATAATGCGCTGCTTCCGCTCCACCAGACATTCAAGCCAATAGTTGTCCTTCTCCATCAAGTCGGATAGAGACGTCTTTAGTGGGCCAAACCTAAGTGTACGCTCAACCAGTGGGTGCATCTGCTTTATCAGTAAATCCCCGTCTTCTTTGTCGTTAGTTATTTCCAGAGACGGGCCATCAAAAATTTCGAACCCGTCGCAAGTTACTTGCTTTTCTCTTGCTTCTCCTACGTTTGGAGTATCTTGATTCATCATCATTTCAGCCAACTCCTTTTCATACTGTTTCAAATCTTTGGGTGCGAAACGCGGGCACGGTCTGCCTTCTTTATTGGTTCCCCACCCGACAAAGCGATATGGCTTGCCCTTGGTACAGACGTGTTTGCGAAAAACTCTTGCCATAGCGTTGGGTGGCATTGCTGCCACCCATTTGCCTTAGCTTAGCACAGCAGCGATGTCTTCTGCCGACAGCCCCGCGCTTTGCAGTTCATCAAGAATGTTCGCGTCGATATCGGCCAAAACCTTTTCCGCCGCTTCCCGGTCGTCGAGCATCTTGCTGATCTTTCCCTTCAGGGATTCAATCTTCTTCTTGCGCCGCGACGCCTGTACTTGGGACAGAAGCCCCTCGCCTGTTACCTGACTGTTCTGATCACTCATATCTTTCTCCTTCTCCATTTGGTTATCATTGTGATAAACACCTAATAGAGTGATTCGGATTCGAATGCAAGAAGAAAGTTTGGTGAACCGGGAGAGATTCGAACTCTCGACGCCGGGGGTAAAAGCCCCGCGCTCTGACCACTGAGCTACCGGTACGTGTTGTTTTTGGCGGACAGCCGAGGTCTCGATCCCCAGACGAGGCTGTCCTCGCCCGATCCGCTTTCAAGGCGGTCCCCGGCCCCGCCGAGTTGACTGTCCATTAAGTGTGTTGCGTTGCGCGTATAACCATGCCAGAATTAATCACTTCACCGTTTCCAGAAAGTCTGACCTGTGGAACGATTGGGTTGTCGCGTGTGTTGCTATCACCGATGTAGATGTAATTTGTTGTCAAGGCAAATCTATGCCCGACCACACCAGAGTCCAGTTTTCCTAGCGAGCTTTCCAACGTGTATGAACCGGCCCCAGTTCCTAACATATACCTGAACGATAGTATCAGGTTCTGTGCGTCTGGTGTGACAATGAAGTCGTGGCGTATGATGATATCTGATCCGATAGTAAGGTCTGTCACATCAATGTTTCCACCCGCCGACATTAAAGCCGCGACGTCAATTGGTAGATACGTCAGCAATGTATTTGGACCCAAAGAATCATTAGTCAACGTCGTCCACGTATCTGTCACCAAGTCGATTGGTGCTAACACTGTTGCAGCATCATTGTAGTCTGCAAAGCCATGGCGGTCGCGCAAAAATATCTGGTTCGCGTCGAGTTCTGTGTGTGTTAACGCTGTGCCTTTGGCTGCGCGTGTAAGAATTCCCATATCACTCTCCCTCTACATACCCTGCATCAACGTATCCGGTGTCTACATACAAATTGATATTTACCGGAATATCCGCTTCAATGAATTCCAGAATGCTACCCGTTGGCGCTGTCTTTATCGGAGAAGTAGGACTGCGGTTTGGGGACAAGTCCTTTACCGAAACAGGCATCAGGTAACTTCCAAAGCTACCGGTGCCATGGCTACAGACACATCAGTACTAGCACCTTGTACGCTGACTGTTATGAACGCCGTGCAAGCTGGTAACCACACAATCTCGGCTATAGGCGCAGTGTATGCCATTCCCGCCACAGGTACTCCTGTAGCTGGGCCTATGTTAAGCTTGAACGTTACAGTGGCACCGTCGAACACACCACCAACGGCAAACAAGTATCTGCCCGCTTGGATTGGTACCGATTGTGTGTCGCCGTTTACTTTTTGATTCTGTGTGATAACGAATGTCATGATGCTCTCCAAGATTGTCCGTCTTATTGATGCGTCGTATTGTAACACCACCGTTACCGTAAAGCAACTGGCGTCGGTTTATGGTACTCCGCCTCAGAATCGAACTGAGACCACAAGCGTTATGAGCGCTGCGCTCTACCGTTAAGCTAACGGAGCATGTTCACCTAAGCTGCGAAAAGATCACCAAGCGTTGGTGGGTCTGTGTCGTTGGCTGCGTCGAATGACCAGCCTTCACCGTCTCCGGTATATATGTCGTGTGGGCAGATGTCACAACAGTCGCAACAGTCTGTTGAAAAGCAAAAAGTGAACCCGTACTCGGCAGTCTCATAGTCATACCAATAAGGGTCGATCATTCCATCCACGCTACGCGGTCTTGGGCCAGAACCCCAGCGCATGCTAACGATCTTTCTATTACCAATTTGTGTTGGAGGTAGCTCTGCGCTATTCAATGCGCGGCGAACGCGGCGTGAAATTACATTTTTGTTTCGCTTCTTCGTGCTCATAGCTTTCTCCTTTTCTGTTGGCGGATGGCGGAGGTCTCGATCCCCTAACCGTTAAGTCTTCATCGCTTTCGAAGCGAGACCGGCGCGCCTGTCCGGTTCACCATCCTAGTATTTGGTACGCGAGGTGGGAGTCGAACCCACACTGAACGGGACTTAAATCCGCTGCCTCTGCCTTTGGGCTACTCGCGCATGTTGGTACGGGATACGGGACTCGAACCCGTAAAACTCTAGTGTTTGAAACCAGCGACTTTGCCAATTTGCCCAATCCCGCATGTTACAATTCGTGGATGCTTACCAGTTCTGCTGTACGAACAGCTTCAGCCAGCTTATCCTCGATGCTGTTTGTATCAATTGGTCCAATGAACCCAGCGTCCAACAAGAACGCTATGTCGATAACCCTGCAACCGGGGTACTTCTCTTCCAGAGCATCAATCACTTTCTGCATCTTCTATACTCCTTGTTGTTGGTACGCATGGAGGGACTCGAACCCTCAAAACTCTTGGACCTAAACCAAGCGACTTTGCCAATTTGCCCACACGCGCATGTGTTGGTGCCGATGAAGGGAGTCGAACCCTCAACCCCGAAGGGTACAGTTTCTGAAACTGCTGCGTATACCATTCCGCCACATCGGCTGATGTGTTTGGTGCCCGTGACTGGACTCGAACCAGCACTCCGAAGAACAGCCCTCTCAAGACTGCGTGTCTACCATTTCACCACACGGGCGTGTAGTTGGTTGTCCAATTTGATGAACAACGTAGTTGGTTGTCCCGGTTGGGATTGAACCAACGACACATGGCTTATCGGGCCACCGCTCTACCACTGAGCTACGGGACATTGAATAGGCGCGAGCTATGGGGCTTTAGGCCCTGCTGCGGTTACCGTGCGCACGTCACCAACAGCCCCGACTGCCTTGACGACAATCCGCACCTCGCATAATGGTAGTCCCGGTAAGATTCGAACCTACGACCTTCCACTAATCAGGTGGACGCTCTTCCAACTGAGCTACGGGACCATGAGGTCGGGAGCCATGCAACATGTCTCGTCTTTCATCTGGCGCGACCCAGACCGACCGTAATAGTGTGGTGACTTTGCTACGCTGGCGTCACCGGGCCTCGATAGATTCAAAGCCGATAGGCAGTGAACTCGGTAATTTGGAGCAATCCTCTGGATCACTCGTGAATCTGGAGCGGATACGGGGTAACGCTCCCCGTTAATTTGATTGGCAACCAAGTGCATTACTTTTATGCTATACCCGCAAATCCACCTTTTACTGCGGGACTTACCCACACCACGTCAAGCGTGGAGGACGATGGTGTCCTATTGGCCTATTAAGGTGGCCAGCCACACTACCCGCGCCTTCCACGCATGCTACGCTTAGTTACCGGGCAGTTCCTATATTGCTCGCGACCTGTCACCGCAACGCTCGAAGCCTATCTAGGCAACATTACGCAAGCAAAAGTGGAGCGGACGGAGAATTTCGAAATCTCGCGCATGGGTTGGAAACCCACTGCTCTGCCTCTGAGCTACGCCCGCAAACTCTACGACTTTGTTGTAGCCGCAATCTTTATTCAATAACTGGCTCTTCAATGATACACCAATGGGACGGTATCCATTCAAGCTCCACTTCTTCTGTTTCCATGTCCCAACAACACCCGCGTGCACAGCGGACTTTTATTTCTCTGGTCATTACCATACCTTCTTCAGTACGGTACCAACGGCCATCCATCAGGATCGCCATCTGTAGTTGTTCATCTTGGGACCACGTCAATATTTCTTCGCCGTGGTTTGGGCGGCGGCTTTCAACCGCTATCCAGTTCATGCTGCTGCCCTCGTGACAGTTTCGTGACAGCTTCCCGACATCTTTGTGACATCTTCGGTGTCGAACCACTCGGTGACGGCGTCAGCCGTGATCGTTTTATCGTGATACTTCATCAAGAGCTTGTGCACTCGTCCGATGAGTTTTCCACGTGTGTACGGGTCCAACCGTGTATTTCGTTCAATGGTGCAATACGCATGCCCTTTAATGAAACTCCGCGCAAGCTGTGTAGCCCGCGATTCCCGCCGGACGATTCCGATGCGATGTTCATAAAGGTCTTGTCGTTTGCGTGCGCACGCTGCACCTTCTTCTGCCTGCTGGTGTTCAGTATACCAATTGGCGGTGCGTTTCAGTTTCAATTCCTCGCGGCGAATGATCTGTGCTTCTACGGCGAGTGATTTTGCTTTGATCTTAAGTTCGATTGACATTTTTATGCCTCCATATTTACGTTTCAAATAGTGTGTAATGAAACGTCGCTATCATGGAGGTTTTTCGATCTACAACATGGCCTTCTCCTTTTCTTCTGGTCTTGGTTACAAATTTGGTGCGCCCGGTGGGAGTTAAACCCACTTAAAACTGTTTTAGAGGCAGGTGCATTCCCCAATGCTACAGGCGCTTACTCGTATCAACATACACGTGATTCGCGCAGTGTCAAGGATTATTTTGGCACTCGGTGGGAGAGTCGAACTCCCCAAGCTGGCTTCGTAGACCCGCCACCGGTTCCGCCGGACCAAGTATTGATGCAACCGAAGGTCACACAATTTATTGGTGCTCCTGATAGGATTCGAACCTACAACCTCCCGGTTCGTAGCCGGGTGCTCATCCAGTTGAGCTTCAGAAGCGTTATTTCAGATAGTCTTCGACATCAATAATTTCGATGCCTGCGTCGTGTGAGAGTCCCAATCAACAAAAAAAGAGTCAGGTGCAGGAGGTATCCTATTCAGGTCTCCGTACTCATTGATGTAGAACGCGAACTGAGCCAGCAAAAGTTTCTTAACCTGTGATACTGTCTCGGCTTGTACACAAATATCATACTCAAGGCACTGGGCAACGAAAATACCTAATTCACTGTTTGTGTATACTATAATCCTGACATGATCCATGTACTTTCTTTCCGTGTGTACGTTATTTCAAAAAGTCTTCGACATCAATAATTTCGATGCCTGCATCGTGCATGATCTTCATCATACTGGAAGTCCCCCGCCCACCGGGGAACGCCACACATATATCAATCGAGAACATGTCGTGCATGAACTTGTTGCGGGCCATCCCGGCAGCATCCCCAAGACCAGTCCAATTGGCTGGTACCTTGATCTGTTGTATGCCGACTTCCTCAGCCCACCTACCGGAGAGCGCGTCAGCGCCCTTGTAAGCCACTGGGTGCGCCCTGTAGCCCTGCTTGTACGCGCCAGCGTCACCATGTATCACAAGCGTAAACTTGTGCTCTGCGTGGAATTTATTCATCATGAAACGTAGCTCGCCGTACAGCGCGTATTCGCGTCCGCCGCATACTAAAACTTTCATCACAAAATTCCTTATTGGCGCTGGTAACGAGACTCGAACTCGCCTTTTCCGCTAGACAGGCGGACCTATTCCCTGATTAGGTATACCAGCATTGTCGTTGTTAGGAAAGCCCTCGTTCTTTCCAAAAATCGTTTTCATCTTCTTCGGGAATACAGAACAGCGAGTAACCTACCGGACCTGTCCACTGATGCCCGTTGTATAGTTGCTCCATCGCTGTAACAATTACGTTCTGGTTTCGCCTAATTTCGTGGGCACGTAAGATACACGCTGTCTCAGTTCGCGGATGAATGAACTCATCTGACACCCACGTGCATTTCGACATATCTGGCTCACCAGCAATGGCTGCACAGAAAGCAATAATAGGGATAAATGGCATTCAGTGTCTTTTCGTGTTTGGTGTGCCGGGTGGGATTTGAACCCACGATCCAAGATTAAGAGTCAAGAGCTTTAGACCAACTAAGCTACCGGCGCATGTTTAAACAAATTGGGCGAGGTCAGCACAGCTTTCCTCGCCCGAAACCATCGGTAAGCTGACGCGCCAGCTAGATGATGGTAAACTTGCGCGGTAGGCCGCGAATTCGATCATGTTTCAAAAGTCGTTTCATAATCATTCTCCCTCTATTGGGACCAGCCAGAAGCCATTCCCAGTTGTGTGCGGACCAACGATTCTCCATCCGAGGGCCTGCATCTTGTCTTTGTTTATCGTCATTAGAACACGAACGTTTCCAACCGGATCAGAAGGCATCGGTGTCAACACATTTGCGTACGCCGCGTTTATAATCTCTTCAAGACTTAGCCCACGGCGCATTCTGCGAGACTCCAACAGTGCCGCAATAATACCAACGTAGCGTCCTGACCAATGCCCCATCAACCATTCTGGACTTAGCCTGTATGTTGTTGGCTGTCCACATGTTGGGCAAAATGGTGTTTCTTCTTTTCCGTCCACATCGTCCTCGAATCTGGTGCAGGGTTTTTGTCCAGAACCCCACGAAACTGCATCGAAACGCATCGTGGCTGAACAACACGACCGCTTTGTGAGACTAATACTTACGTCAATCGTTAAATGGTGTCAAGTGCTTTCGGTCGTGTGTTGTAATAATTCTGCGTGAATTTCTCTGTGACAGTTTGCACAAACAAGTATACATTTGTCTAGCTCTTTCTTAACCCGTTTCCACGATCTGGTGTGCCCGTTGTGGCCCGGACCAAATTCTTTTTCATCTGGGTTTATGTGATGAAATTCGAGTGCCCCTACACATTTATCATATCCACATTTGCAGCACTTCCCGCCTTTGTATTCAAGGGACATAAGTTTGACTTTTCGCCTTCGCCTTGAAACAGCATCGGAGCGACATTGGAGGCAGCGCCAGTATCCACGAGATTCCAATACATGCGCATGTTTTCCATGATGCTTACACGTTAGATTCTGTCTCCTGTTTACTGGCACCTACTTATCCTATTATGGCTCCACACCTCAGATTCGAACTGAGCACAAACGCATTAACAGTACGCCTTCCCCGCCTAGAGGAACCGTGTGGAATATGTCGTTTAGATCATAAAGCATCATTATGATGATCAGATCATACTTTCTGGTCTCACTCTTGCGCCGCGCGCTGATGAGTATAATTCTGGATGCCCGCCGAGGAATCGAACCTCAATTTCTAGAGTCAAATTCTAGCGTCCTGCCGTTAGACGACCGGGCAATGGTGGGCACGGATGGCTTTCGACACCACCTGCACCACTTTCGGTATACTTTACATAGCCATTCCGACAGGCTCTCCTTTGACGCGTGTGTTCACAGCCAGAGCTATATAGTAGCTGCTATTAAGACCACATCAAAACTTGGTGGATCGCCGGGGAATCGAACCCCGACTCCCTGCTTGCAAAGCAGGTGTGCTCCCGTTATCACTAGCGACCCATATTTGGTGGAGCTACGGGGTAACGATCCCCACCATCAACATTGCAAATGTCGAGTCCGTCCCATACGGTAGCCCCAAACTTGGTACGCACTACTGGGATCGAACCAGTGACCTCTTCCATGTCATGGAAGCACTCTACCGCTAAGCTAAGCGCGCATATTGGTTCTCGATGAAGGAATCGAACCTTCTCTGTCAGGACGTGTAAAGACCCCGCTCTACCAGTGAGCTAATCGAGCATTAAAGCGTAATGCCGCGTCCGAAGAATTCTGGATACGGCAAGTTCTTGCGTGCGTCCTTATCAAACAGGTACCACGCACAATTGTCTTTGCCAGAAACCCCATTCTCTTCCCACGATACGCGTCCAATGGACACTATGGTAAGAAGACGATCACGAATGTACGGCGTCGCTTGCTTGGTGTGTAGCCAATCAGCGTCGAACAAGAGCCACGTTGGGCACAGGTCAGAGAACCGTTCAATCATCGTGTGTAGGAGATACCCAGACTTCTTTGTCCGGTCCCACGGCGGGTTCGTGATGATGTAGTCGCAATTGTTGCCAATATCACTTCTTGTAAGAAGCGTGGCATCCAGTTGGTCTATACCATCGTCCTGCGGCTCGATATCGTAGGCCGCAGTCAGCATTGCATTACTTTCCGTCAGATAGTCGATATGTTCGCACATTCTGAAGTCACCAGCACATGGCTCACAGTACGTGAACGACTCCGGCAGGAAAGGGATTAACGGTTCCACAGCTACCCGTGGTGTCGGGTAATAGTCGCGTGCTTTGCGTTCAAAGGTTGATCTTTTTGACATGACACTGATGTGCCACACAAAAGGGGGTGTGTCAACCGTTAAAAACGATAAAGGCGTCGGTGACTTCGTTTTCTTCGTCAGTTTCAACATTCTTGCGAACTGAGAAGATAGAAATCGGACGGTCGCCAAATACGCTCACCCTGACCAGCAGAGAATCGTCTGCATCCATATCGTTCAGGACCGTCTTAAGGTCCCCAAGCGTCATTGCTTCATTAGAAATTGCCATGGTAGTCTCCTATTAAGTTCTGGCGCGAACGCCCATCTGAATTCCGGCCAAGTCGGCTGGTAGCCACGTCGCTGCCGTATCAGGGTTTGTAAGGTATTCGTCCATATACCATTCACCAAACAACCCAAGGGATATATCTGCCCCATCTTGCGTGGTTCCGCCCTCATACCTGAAGAAGTGGTTCATTGACGCCAAACCTGACGCCCCTCTTTGTGCGTGTGATTGAATAACTATCCGGTTAATAATGTCTCCACCAGATATGTTATCCAAGTTGCTGAGGCCAAAAGACACCCGCTCGTTAAGAACATCTGTTGATACTCCCGTAGCAAGAGAATCATCCACAACACTGGCGACTGTTCCGTCCCACTGCTTAAATACACCAAATGATTGCGGCTTCAATTCACGCAGCCTAAAACCACGCGTGTCTTCGTCCGCGACAATTATTTCTGAACCATATACAGTTGGCTCCACTGCGTCTATTGGGTTACTTATTTCCAATGACGTTGGGTTGGTTTTGCCGAGCGTATTAAGTACCGTTTGCTGGAACTGCAATGCACCGCCAACGTATGCACTAACACGGATATCTGTTGTCCCAGTAACAATTATTTCAACGTCTACGGTTATTGGTGTTCCATTGGGAATCAGCGTTCCGCCGGATTCCACCACCGTATCGCCTCTAGCAAAGAAAGACATCAGCGTGTTGTCTAGCTGCATCTGAAAAATGTCGTTGCTGCCAGCGTCTCTGACCGTTGCTATAGGTTGATCATATAGCGTTTGGTTGACAGCAGCTATATCGACCGTGACTACCCAGTGCAGCCACGTCGTAGTTCCGGCTGCGGCATCGAAACCTAATGAAGCGATCTTGCCTGCCGCAAGTTGATATGCTTCGGCAACGCGTGTGTTGTCGAACTTACTTCCATCGGTGGTCATAACCCCGCCGAACGTGGTTATATCAGCGCGCGATGTTGCTATTCGTAATATTGACATTATATGATCCTATGTTGTTATAGCATACATCGTAGTCGATGCTGCTGCAATGTTCCCACCACTGGCTCCTGTTCCGCCCATCAATTCGTATACAGAAAATAGTGATGAAGATATTCCGATGTTTCCGGGTACACCACCTCTTAGAACGAACACTGCCGTATATGGTACGATCACTCTGGGTAAATTTCCGCCACCAGCAACTGCATAAACGTATGTTCTATTGGTGTATATTCTGTCTGGTGACGTTCCTGCCACCATATACATATTGGTACTTTGCGCAAACACAGCAAAGTCCGGGTCCGTGTTGGACGCTTGGACGATATAGTGGTTTAGGTTGAATACTTCAATCATTGTGCCGCATCATGCCATATATCGTTATCATTTGCAAGTCATGGTGGGCGGGTGAGGACTCGAACCTCTCCCTGTTACAGTACGGCTTTACAGGCCGCTCATCGGAACCCCCGATTTTACCCGCCCACGGGTATTGGTACTAGGTAGAGGAATCGAACCTCATCCGCCCGGATCACGACCGAGAATGCAACCGTTACACCTTACCTAGCATAGTCCGGGCGTTAAGCCCGAACAATTCCTTCATACACGTCCTCAACGAAGTCGTCAATCCATACGCGGTCGGGCGCGGCAGAAAGTGGGGATTTATCCCCTATTGACTCCAGAATCTCAACTTTTTCGTCGAACGTGTCTAATATCTCGTCGATGTGCACCTCTCCGGCCCTGATTTTCATCAAGAATGGAAGGTTGACGCACGGAAATTCGATGAATCCGTGTTTGAACAACGAAATCCCTTGATCAGCGATGCGTACAGCGTGGTACATGGCTTTGCAGTCCATGCCACCAGCATCGCGCGCCGCCTTGGCTCTTTTACCTGCTTCGTCTACCGGTTTCTTGTAAATACGGTAGGCTTCAGCACACTTAACGGTTTCTGGGCACTGTCGCCCATATACATCAAGGTACGGTATGATGCGACCGTCTGGTTGCACCTTATCAACGAATTCTACTCCGTCGATGTCCTCAAGAGCACTTGCTATATCTGCAACCTTTTTGATCGTGCCATTGCTGTTTGCATACATGGCCAACAAAGCTACAACTGCTTCATACGTCTCCAAACGCTTGCCGCGCATCGAATATCTAACCGCCTGTCCCTTGCAATATCCAACGAACGCCTTTGAGTTGTTGTTGAGGATTTTGTCTCTATTCTGCACGATCCTGTCCCAAACCCAATTCTCTAGGATAAGTTGGAGTGGATCGGTTTCGATAAATAGCAGTTCAACCGGAATGGTCTGCATATCTGCTGCCAATTGCAGATAACGCTGAAGCTCAAAGCTCTCTACGTCAACATCGTCGGCGTCGTTTCGTGTCTCCTTCGATCCAGTAGACTGGCTCGTGATTAATGTTCTCTTCCCCAGAAGAATTTGTCTTTTCGTGGGGAGGTGCACTGCTTTGTAGTCGCGATCTGAGTCTGCGGTATTTGTACCGTACAGGCGCGATCCTGCCAAGCATCTGAAAATCTCTGTCATGGTGAAGCCCTTTCTATGTTGTGTAGGCGAGCAGTTTTACATGATGCCCAGCATAAGGTCAAAACAGAATTAACTGCCCTAACTCCACCACCATGCCAAGTCTGGGGCATGGACCAAAGTTCCCGGTTACGCGTCCGGGGTGCATCTGACGTGTGCACCGCTCTGTTTATATCGCCGATCCGATTTTTTAAATTACCCTCGAATTACAGGCTTACGGTCGGTTGTCAAGGGCGCTCCATTTAAAGTATGCGCCGCCGGTTCCGCAAAATAAGGTGAGGGATTCTGTTGCTAGGTTCCCTCGGACCCCCTCACTGATCGGCGTCTGCATTTAATCCTTACGGATTAAGCTGCGATTGCCATTCCAGTAGGTGCTGCATTTACATTTGCTGCATTTACTTAAGTTCACAGTCCTAAGACTATTTGCCCAGATAACGTTTAGGCCAACCCGACACGCCGCTTTCCCTATTCCATCCTGTCGATCCTAGTTCGCCCCCATCAAAAGACCCTTTCGAGGCATCGCCAGAATACCCCGCATGGAGCACCTAACCTCTTCCCTCTCCGCGAGAAACGGATGTGAGCGTAATGTCTCTCCCTCGTAAGGGCCTTATGGTGGAGGCGTCGGGTACTGCCCCCGAGTCCAGAAATGTCTTCACGATTGAAGATATACGTGTGTTTCGTACGAACCAATATAGAGTGATTCGTTTAGTATGTCAACCTCTGAAAAGCCTCAAAGCTACTCCGTCCCTTCGTTCGTCGGGCTGTGCGCGAACCGGTTATGGTATTCCGGTGGGAGGCAAACAATAAGCTTCGTACTCTTCAGAGGAAATGAGGTGTTCTTTCGACGCATCCCAAGACGACCGGATTTGCCAAATGGTTTCGTTTGATCCTTGCAGGGGCATTCTGTGGCACTTGGTCGCTTCTCATCCAATGTACGCCTGCTTCATTTATTCCCGTGGCTAACTAATCTCCACGACTACGGTTCCCATCCTCATCGACACTACGCGGCAGACCGCTGTGGAAACGTCCACATACGGATACTGCAAACTTCATCGGCATCGCGGCGCTTTATGCGGCGCATCGTCAATGCCATTTCCCGGTGACCTACGGCAGCTTCCAGAGCATCCTCTGCTTCAGGGATCGTATCCCATCCACCGCAGAAATAGCTCTCGGAGTGAAGGCCGTTGTTGGTTACCAGAAGTTCATGTCCTGCGAGCATTACATGATACACACGGTGCGCTTCGCCAGCGTATCGTGCAACCATGAACTCACCGTACACAGAGTCCGCTAGGAACTTGGCCGCAGCCAATCCGCGCGTTCCATCCAGAAGAGTAACAGCAATGCCGTGGTTCTTGGTGACCAGAACAGGCTGACCCCAACTCGGATGGTGAATACCATACATGGCATCGTTTTCGACGCTGGAACCTATCCACAAAACTTTAGTGTTGAAGCCTGACACAGTCATAAGCTCGTCGCCAATTTCAATGTCTTCTACTGCGACCGTGCCGCCGTTAGGCGTTGACAGTCGGGTGCCTTCGGCAAAACAAGTTACTTCAGCATCATCGTGCCCGAAGCCGTTACCGTTGCCGTGTGACGTGTGGCCTACGCCGTTTCCATTATCGTGTCCATTACCAGACATGTGCATTCCTCCAATCAGTTTCGATTGGGAGATACATAAGCATCCAGTTCAACGATGTCAAGAAATATTTGGTCCGGTGGCCGGAATCTAACCGATGAACCCTACTGGCGTGCACGCTTTTCAGGAACACTGCGCCAACCTGCCCGCTCGTTATACCACGGAAAATGTGCACTTCCGCTTCTGAGAGGAATTTCAGGTGCTCTAACACTGAGCTACACCGGCATAATGAGACTATTTGGTAGCGGGAGGTGGATTTGCACCACCGACCTTCGCCTTATGAGGACGACGAGATAGCTACTTCTCCACCCCGCAACAAAATAGTCTAAATAGACACCCAGCATCAATACTGGCGTATTAATAAATATCCAGCCCCTCCACTCCGCAGAGCCATCACGCTGATATCATCCTCCCGACTTGAACCGGGCTTACCGACCCACGTGCCGTAGCGCCATGGGTGTGGTGTATTTGGGAACATAAGCTATATGGCCTGCCCTGTCAAGGGCGGTCGGTCTATTTAGTAGCCTGAGAATACAGCGTACAGTGAGAACCTTCTGGACCGTACCAAACCCGTTTCACAGGGCATGTTAATCCTTCTTCCACATGCGTGCCGAAGCTACACACGTAGTCCTCAATGGTGCGATTTATAAAGGTCTCGCGTTTGACCTGTCACCATGTGCTACTCGTCTGTTGATCCTCCGCCTGCCTTCCGACAGTTATTCACCGCTAAGCGCTTACGTTTTCTCTTCAAACAAACATCGTCGCCTTGCGAGCTATGATGCACCGTGTTCCAAAAGGCACGGTATTAACCACCTTTCACACATGACCGAACTAGTCTTTTGCTTTTATATGACGTGAAGGATTTGAACCCTCTCCGACAGCGTTGAAAGCTGTTGCTCTACCAATGAGCTAACGAAGTTAACCCCAAAGATGTGCTAGTCCGATTGCTCCGAAGGTTTTTGACCCTAAGAATACAACACACCTCATGTCTTTCGGCTTGCGACCTAATTAACGGCTCTTCAGGTCTCCGGGGATTATCTCCCCTTATTCCCTTGAACTGCATGCTGCCCTCTGCCGCGAAGCATCGAACTAGTCATGCCACCTATTGATCATCATCGCTCGTCCGGCTGGCATGTCATGAGCGCAGTCGCCAAACTGCTTCTATCCACCCTTTTGGGGCTTCAATTATCCTTTCGGACACATGACCCAGACTTACCGACTATCGCCACTCTGGTAAGTGACGCACAACGCTACGGATATTCCCGGCGTCGTCGATCTAGGCTTGCATAAATGGACTGTTTCCAGCGGATACTTGGGAAGCACCCTTTGGGCCTGTTGCCAGACTTACCCTTGAAGACCTCATGCGGCCTTATTCCCGAAGGAACTCCTGTGTTCTACATCAACTGGAAAACCTTGTCAACAGTTAATTGCAGAAAATTCAAACTTTTTAATTTCGCATAAATTGGCTCGTGCCACCTTTCATCTTCAGGTAGATGGAGTTGAGCCATCTTTCCTGCTTCTCGCTTATCGTTGACCCCCTAACTTCGGCTCGGTTAGCCATATCGTGAATGAACGCCGCCTCGTTGGTTTTCAAACTATTTGATTTTGCGTTACATTGGAACGCTTGGCTACGCCAACCGGGGATTGTTCCACCGGAATGATATCCGTCTGGGTTGGCTGCAAAAGGGTCAACGTTCGGTTGCCCAGACAGGCCAGAGGGTTGCACGGACCTTACGTCCCGGTACACGATCTTCTCTTTGACAATAATTCGATCACGATACACGATCTTTTCGCGATACTCGATACGAGTTGCTCCGCCTTGCATCTTGGCCAAGTCATGGAAGTCGAAATTCTGTGCCACCAACAACCTCTGTATGCCTCGTGCTGCGGCTACCACCTCACCATCTTTGTCAGATGCTAGGAGAGGAATGAGCTTTTGCAGCTTAGTGTGACTTTTACTTGTCAGGTTCATATTGCTCTCCTTGTTGGTGTGTGAGAGTTATATAGAGGCGCGTTAGCGCCAAGTCAAGTGTAAATTGTCGGAGCATCGTATACGACACTAGAATGAGTGGAGCAGTTTAACCGTACTCAGGGTATTCATCACCGCACGTGGTAAGTTACGCCGAGGCGCAGAAAGGAACTGTGGGCTGAACTGCGGGACTTTACTACCACCAAATCCCGCTAGGTGGAACTCGATTAATAGGAAGGGTCTGGCCCAGATCGTCCTGTGGAGGGTCGTGGTTCTTTGGGTATGTATCTCACGGTACTCTCCTTTTTGCCTTGAATTGGTTGCAGCGCCGCACTTATGTGTATTCCAAAACCGGTGGGGATCAGCCCTCGGCTGTGGCACATAGCCCGCGTTTTACCTGACGAATGTTACCATGGATTAGTCAGGACGCTGCGATTTGCCTTGAAGGAATTCGATGGTGTGTCTCACCTAAGCAAGTCCACACCACCAAAACCCAATGGTTAGAAACTGTAGCCGACACGAATACTGAACAGATCAGTCGAAACGAAGTCAACGCGCGTATATTTCGCACCGATGAATACACCGTTGTCGAACTGATAGTCAGCACCGATAGACCCGGTCACCCCATCATCGAAGTTTGTGTCGCCGTAGCCAACGGCGGCATATGCCAGAACATCGCCGAAGTCGTATCCGACACTGATGTCGATATAGCTCAGCCCATCGTCGTTGATGTCGGACACACCAACTTCCACGCCACTTACGACGTTTCCATAGTCTTGACGATAACCAATAAACAGTCCGCCAGTGGTGTCGTTGAACGTGTCGGCATCAACGTTGTTTGCTGAAGCTCCGACGTAAAGGCCCGTCCAATCTGTGGTGTCGGCTGTTGCCAGTGCAGGCATTGCCATGAGTGCTACAGCGGCTGCTGCGATCAGTAGAGTTGCTTTTTTCATTGTTTGGTCTCCTATTTGTTTCATGTGTGTTGGTGTTTAAACCAACAACAATATCATGTCAATAGGAAATTTGGTCAGGGTAACTGGATTCGAACCAGCGCCGCTCCCTTCCGAGGGGAGTACTCTACCAGACTAAGCCATACCCTGCTTATTAACTCTTTGAGCCTTCGGGTTCAGTTGCTACTTCATTTTCGAATGGGCCAAAACCTAACGTGTTTCCAGTGTCTCCTATGCACACCAGTCCATCGTTTCTAATGAACACATATGTGTAGCTCCCAGAGATTGGGTTTACCCAGAATTCAAATCCCATGATTCCATTGTTCTTGTATTTCAAACTGACGCCGGACATGAGTTGGCGCTCGTTGTGTGGTTCACCGGATAACTCCGCCACCATAGCGTCACGATTGGGCCAACACCCATTTGGTATTGCTTGTGCGTTAGCTGATACAGCGGTGGCTCCGGCGATTATTATTGCAAGAATTAGGTTCTTCATGGTTCACTCCTTTCACTAAGATAGGATCAGTGTAGCACGATCTTCCGATCCTGTAAAATTGTGCGGCTTATGTGTGGGTCACTGCGCTCATAACTACTACAACAGCGGGTATCGAAATCCGCGCCTCCGGGCTAAAATGCAAATGCTGGTCCCAGCGATCTTCCACTAATCCATGTTGTAGTGCTTCCGTCCAATGTAGTCCAGAGCATACTCATCTGCCTTATCTCTTCTGTTCACCAACACCGCCTGTCAGGCGTTTCACCTGCTCAACGGTTTTTAAGCTTTTGCATTGTTACGTTGTTGATTTCTCTGAAGCCTTATCTCAGGTTTTCTGCCCCTTTTCCAAAGGACTTCCACGGTCTTAACCGGAGACAATGATCGTGTATCCCCTTATCGTATGTATTCCTAACGTAACCGGCTTGTTCCAGCCTGCACGTTTCGCCTCTTTCATGGAGGCGAAGAAGTCTAAATCACACATGACCGCCGCCATTGAGTTTCTTTCGGCGTAGTCGTGAATGTTTACGCGTTTGGGCCACGGTACCGGTCGAAATGGCATTATATCGAACGCTGGCCACCAACGATTTTGAATTCCAAATACCCCAGACCAAAAGCCGTCTTCGTCTTTCTTTGTTAAGCCTAATTCGTGGACGTAAATGTTATTTTGATGAACATCTACCGGTCTGTTTTTCTTATCCAGATAAATCCTCATGGTTACTCCTTATTAATTGGCTCTCGTGGCAGGATTAAACATACACTAAGAAAGGTTTCGAACCCTCTCGTTTCTTTGTCTCCACAAACTGAAATCACAAACCAAGCCGACAGCGCTGTCCGCACCGGATTCGTTTAAACGTTTGCTTCACCTGCGTCTTGCGGTAGACAACCGCCTGTCCTGATCGGACGACACGAAACTCGGAGCAATCCTCTGGATCACTCATAAACTTGGAGACGCGAGGGGGAATCGAACCCACCTTAACTGATTTTGCAGACCAGCGCCTATCCATTCGGCATCCGCGTCGTTGTGGTGCCTGCACCACATTAGTTTGTTAGGTAGGCTGTTTACTCTGAAACGCCCAGAAAGTCACGCACATTGGGTCCACTATCACTTGGCATACTTGCGGCTAGTTACTCTCCGACTTGATCTAGTAACTCATACTTGCTGACGACGACCAACATGATCGCGGTATGGCGTTCGAGTTATATAGCGATAAGAAGGGTGAAGCACTGCGGCGTCGAGCCTCAGAGGATGGGGTAGGTACGTTCCCCGCTGTTCTGTTACACACATAGTACGACACCCTATCACTGCTCCCCGGAGTCGAACCGGGGCACCATTTAGCCTCACGTTTTGCAAACGCTACGCAACAGTTGGGTTTTCTGTCTGGCCTGACTTCGACCCGGTTGGCCAACCTTAAGGTGTCGAACAATGTGTGTTTGAGGTGCTGGTTAGACTTGATTATTGGGGTCCCCAACCCAACCACATATCCCCGTGGCAGGCGGGTGCGTTGTTAACGGTGCCAACCCATTTCCGCTGCATTACATAGACACCATCCAACCACGGTCGATGTCGGTATATGCAGATGGCGCGGTGTGAGACACGCGCCAATTCTATTTCGTGTGGTCAATTAACGAGGACCATCTGTCTCGTGCCTTGATTATTGGACCAATACTTTCGTATCAGACATGTTCGGGACTTATTCGTTAAGGCGTATACGCCGTATTGTGTTAGGCCATGCCGCGCGACGGCTGTTTAACCCTGCCGGTCGCTCGCAGGGTACCACTATTATTTCACAGGCGGGCCTTCGTTCACGAAGCAGTGATCCCTCTATGGGGCTGAGCACATCTACCGACGCACACCCGATCCTATTTTGGTGCAACGAAGTCACACAATTTATTGGTGTCTCGGCGGGGAATCGAACCTCCGCAGCACGGGTAATTACTTCCCGCTCATGCTCCCGTCCACTTCACTCTGCCTGTCAGCGACCGGTCGCTTCGGGCTTTGTTGCAGGGCTAGACAAACTTTGGTGGTACCAGTTGGGATCGAACCAACCTACTCTCGGATATGAGCCAAGCGCTTGAACCAACTCAGCTATGGTACCATTATTCTACTATTCAGTACCGGAGGACTGAATATGGTAGGGAGGGCAGGATATGAGCCTGCACACACTGGGTATGACCCCAGCCGCTATTCTTTTTGCGTACCTCCCCGTGAAACACCTTTAGAGCATGCCGTGACGATCCATCGACGTGCACCCAAAACACGACTGGTTCATCTTCATAACTTTGACGTCATTCTAACCGGCGCGCGGAGGAACTGACAAACCGCTACCGAATCACGACACACACTAAAAATGTTTCATAATGAGTTATAGGGAATTTTCCTATACCTCACTATACTTTGCTATACTCCAGCCGCAGGCGGCTAGAGGTTCATGGTGAAACGGGAAGGAATTGAACCTTCGTCTTCGGTTTTTCAAACCGATGTGAGCACCAGCCTCACCACCGTTTCATTAACAACATGATTATCGAGCTTTCGCTCTACAAATTGACGTATTCCCATAAGATTGGTTAAAGTACACCGCTCGAATACGTTCAGAACCCATTGGTTGTCAGTCAGGCAACCGGAATAAAATAACGTGGTGCGCTGGCCTTTCAGCCTTGCCATCCTACGGTCTGGGTAACTGTTTCCCTTTCCGTATCTCTAACCTAGTGACTGTCGTTTAGATCGTCAAGAGGTATTTTCGAATTCTTGTAGAAAGTTTTTCTGGTGCACTCGGCAGGACTTGCACCTGCACCCCCCACCTCAAACGGCAGGTATACTTGTAGTTATACGACGAGTACTTGGTGTCACCGATCAGATTCGATACTGATGTTTCTCACACTAAAGGCGAGTGTCCTGTCTTAGACGAAAGCGACATGATTGTTCTTTTTGGTGTGAAGCCCCGTACCACTGACGTGGTCAGTACCGGAGGGCTTTGCGTACGTCACTGTGTGACTTAACTGGTAGGGCATACGGGATTTGAACCCGTGTCCTCCGCATTGAAAGTGCAGCGTCCTAGACCGCTAGACCAATGCCCCGAAATGTTCGTGATTCGGAGCCTCAGTGTTCCTTAATGGACGAGTTGTTTCTTTGTAGAAACTGGACCATCATTAGAACATTGAAGTTCCGAGGTGGTCTCTCGTTCATCGGCATCATCCGCAAACGGATACGGCAGATAAGGTCGCGCTGGCATTCCACCCATGGGGGAATTAAACATAATGGTTTTAGTAGTCGTCATATCATTCACCTCCTATGGTGGTTGGTTTGTAGGTTCTGTATACGCAGGTGATTCTGGTATGTCAAGAACTTTCTCGTGGTAAGGGTCAGAAACATTATCAAACATCATTCTACGTATCCCTCTTTGCGGGCAACATCACGCCAACACGCAACCTTCTGCATTTTAGCCTTAATGGCATCATGGTCCCGAGCAATGTTGATGTCTTCTTCGTCCCACAACATCTGGACGATTCCCAAGACATCATTAAATTCGGCGCTAACGCGCTCAAAATTGGATAGGGCATCGCCGTTCTGTCTGCCAAACACCCGATCCATTCCAAACTGCTGGGCCTTGATTGCGATCTGCGCCAGTTCCGACGCTTCTTCGGCAAGTTTACCAAGCAGGTATTGTTCATTCGTCAGCATATCAAATTACCCCAATCATGTATAAAGCAAAAGAACCGGCGGCGGCGAGCATCGTCAGTAGTAACAACACGCCAGCCGCAAGAACATACCAGAACATGAACCTCTCAAATTTGGTAGGGTACTTGTGTGAGAAAGGCGTCGCTTCGGCAGACCGAAGTAGTGCTCCTTCAGGGGGATCAAACAAAACCTCCGGGCGGGTCACGTCAACCGTGACATACTCTCCGCCATCAATCCTAATGGTTTCTTCCCGCATGGGTTGATCGCGCATGTAATCCCAGCCATTCATGTCAGCGCCCACGCCGTGATAGCAACAATAGTTGCGACGATCAGTGTCGCCTTCGTTGCCGCGCGGATCATTCCCCATGTATCAACATCTTTGTTTAATGGCATGTCTGGTCCTCCTGTTATTGGTGGTGCGCGTTAGCGCTGGCGCTATTTTCGCTTTGTGGTGATCGTCGTCTTCAACGATGAAGTCGATCCACCCTACAATGTCTTGGTCTTCTGCGGCAACCGCTGGCATCAATCGGCCTCGTATTCGAATAGGTCGTTGTCCTCAAACTCCACCCCCATGAACGTCCCTCCCTCTATTGGGTTGTCGATGTAGTATACCCGCATGATGCCATCGACGCCGTACGCCTTTCGCACCGCATTCTTTACGATGTTGTTGACGTCATTCTCTGTGAGACTGATACGTATTTGGGTCATGGGTTGATTGGCTCCTTGTGTAGATGGTACGCGTTAGCGTTAATTGCCGAGCATCGCACCCAAGATTCCTGCAATGATCAGTGCTATAATACTGAATGCTCCTGCGCCTGCTGCAAATGCTCCTGCGCCTGCTGCAAATGCAAAACCGATCTTGAACACAGCCCAAAAAGTAAGTCCTGTCAACATGATATTCTCCTTATTTTTATTTCGTTGAGTTATCGTGTAGGACCGTTAGGTCCACATGTCAATGATTCTTTTCAACCTATTCTCTGCGAGCTTCCAATCTTTACGTAATACAGCATCGTGCGCCCAAAGTATCTCATGTTTTGCTGGTGACCCACCATCAGCCAAGTCAGACGGTTGCGCGTCAGCGCCTGCCTGTGGTGCTTTAGGCTTTTCAATTACCACTTCAGCTTCGGTTGGTACTGCCGTGGCTCTCCCAAAATCTACGATTTCGTCAGACTTCGTTGCCACCCCGAATGCGGCTGCAACCGAGTCTACACCCACCTGTAATTCTGCGATCAACGCGCGCCGCGCGTTCTCATCC